TTTAGCTACTTTTAGTAATCCTTTTGATCAAACTACTAATTTAGTTACTATTGACTCTGCGGGGAATATAAATACACAAGCTAATTTAACTGCTGGGGGTCCTATACAGGGTAGTGCACTTACTCTTTCAGCAAGCGGAACCCCTGGTGGAACAACAGGTTACGCTGCAGGCTCTATTGGATTAGACTCCGCTAGTAATAAATTTTATGGAACTACAACTACAACTAGTGGTAAAGGAATTATTCCTTCTATCCAAAAGCAAGTTCTTGCTGGAAACAGCTCCGCCGCTACCACTACTACTTTAGTTAACGTATTTCCAACTACCCCTGGATTACCTATTGAAGCGGCTAAACTTTATTACTTTAAGGCAACCTACCATTTTAATACCACTTGGACTTCAGGAACAACAGCGGTTGCTAACGTAGCTTTTACGTTTGCTAATGCCCCAGTAGCAATTAAATACACCATAAAAACCTATAATGCCACTACTGCAAACTCGGCTTTAGAATATAACGCCGTGCGTACAACTGCAGCGGCCTCTCAAGCAACTTCTGCTTTTACAGCCTCTAGAAACTCAACGGCTGAAATTGAAGGTTATTTTACATCTAATGCGACAACAGGTGGAACTCTTATTCCTCAATTTAGCATGTCAACCACAGGCTCATCTACAGTAGTTTCACAGTTTTCTACATTTGAGATTCAAAAAATAGGCACTACAGGTACTCAAAATATTGCTGGTGCATGGGCATAATAATAGTTTAATTAACAAGTTGTCATAACATATATGCTAGTATTTCCTTGACCATCTAACTAGGAGTAAAACATGGCCATCGATTACGACGCTCTGCTATCTGCTGAGCAAAAGCAAACAATCATTGAGAACCGTATTCAGCAGTTTGCTGCCGATATGTTTCAAACTGAACTAAATCGTGAGATTCATGTACGCGCAGGTAATGAAGATGCTATTACTGGTTCTGACGAATCTATTGCATTTTTGAAGATTGCTATTGATGTTCATCAGGAAGAATTGGCTAAAATTTCTGCCGAGTGACCTGTTTTTGGGCATAAAAAAAAGACCAAATGGGGCGCCCCCGAAGGGGTGCCCCATTGGCTTTATACATTGACGTAATGCATAACGCACACACCAAATAAAACACGACTAAGGAAAATGTCTCATTGGTTTTATGCATTAGCGTAATGTAGTTGCACATGTTGCGTCCGGTTTTTACCTTGCACTGTCTACCACACAAGGCTTGGTATGTGCATGCACGCAGGCCTCTGTCTATTTGCATATCAGCGAGGGGCCACTCACGTCAATGTCTTTCGGGTATTGCTACGTGCGTCGTGCGGGCGATACATCAAATAAATAGTCAGTCGACCTTAAACTACTGCCAGAACAACAGTAAGCATAGGCAGGTTGACGTTTGCTCCCTGGAAAGGAGTCAGACGCACTTTACTTAAGGTATCGTAACTGCGGGAGCAGTCATCTTGGGGGGTAGACCCAAGTCTTTTCCAACAGGATCACCAATGTACAGGTCATTTTCTGTCATTCGTGTCGGTGGACGTTGTGCTGCTGGCGCACCGTTTGGCACACCAGCTTTTGCTGGAACAGGTACGGTCAAGGGTCCTTGACCTACGTGACCTTCAGCAAACCAGATTGCTACTTGCCGTACTGAATCAAATACGGTCAAGACGCGAGTGAGGATTCCTGAGAGGTTTCCAAACTGGTTGAGTCGGTCAAGGTTTCTTGCTCCGTTAGTCTTTGCCCAGGAGAATCCAAAAATGGAGACTGCTGTTGCCACAATAAGTAAGCCCATCGGTTACTTCCTTCATCTTGTAAGTCGTACACAGTTTGCCATCCTCTGTAAAAAGCATCTTGTGCTATTGACCAGATTTTGGCTGAGGTTTCAGATAGATGTTCTTCGATAACTGGTGGGTTAACATAGATTTCTTCTATCAATTGTTGTGCGTGATCTCGTGCATCGCAGTCACAGTCTTGCCTGTAATCTTTAGCATGCGAGCACTCATCGGTGCATTCTACGAGTTCTAGTGAGCACCAACAGTCGTTAAATCCTTCTAGCTTTTTCACAATTTCTGGGCTATTAATTTCGGATTTAAAGATGCGGTAATACTCTTCTTTAAGAGGCATTACGGTCCAGATAGGAACAACACCTACAATATGAAACTTATTGTTTTCGTTTCCGACAACAATTTCGTTACCGTTTACTTCGTAATCAAAACGGTCAGCGTTAGATTCATACTGTAGGTTGTCTATAGCCCACCGGTGATTTTCAAGCGGGCTATAGACTCGTTGGATTCCTACGCAAGGGTAATCAATGTCAAAGAAATCAACTAGTTGCTGGTATGGCATGTTAGTTGATGGGTCAATGATTGAGCACCATTGCACTGCTGTTGGGTACAGGTAGGGCTGTCGCTGTTGTGTACAAACGCAGTTGTAAGCCATGCTGTGGTAATACCCGACGCAATTGTTGCATTCAAATATTTGTCCAGCGTGTATTCCAACACCGGATTCAGCACCGCTAAGTAGTGAATACCAGTTTGTTTTGTCACCGGAAAGCCAGCGTTCATAGCCCGCTTTCCATTCAGCGATAAAAGGTGAATAAAAGGTATCTAACGTTGGCCTTTCATCACCTCTCATGCCCCACATGGTTACTTACGCTTTTTGTTCGGGTTGCTCTTAGGGTAGCTGTTACGCTGTCCCGGCTTGACGTTTGGGAAGTCTTTAGCCAGCGAACGTTCAGTGTCTGCTACTTCTTGAGCAACTGCTGCATTAGCAACCATTTCTGCTTGCTCTAGAGTGATGTCACCCTCAACTTCTACAGTGGCAATGTTTGACACAATGTCAATTACCGTTGCGCTTGCTGTAATCTTGTCGATGTTTTCGCTGATTACTTCTGCTACGATTTCGTCACGCTTGTAGAACAGGGTAAATGCTGCGCTAGCCATTGCTACGGAAACAATGAATAGGACGGTTGCGACTCCGCCTGATAGTGCTGCGGCGATGAAATTTCCGACGAACGGAAGGCTTGAAACAAACGATACAACAGCGCCGTTTAGTAGAGCGTTAACAGCTAGTCCTGCGCCAACTGTTACAGATGCAAAAGTTGTTGAGCGGATAGTGATTGGGTTGTTGAAAGCGTGCTTCATGATTGTTCCGAGACCTGAAAGGTTACGGTATGCAAAGTTAGCAGCGTTGTAACGCATTTCAGTGAATGTAGCGTTTGCATCATGCACAAAATCACCAGTAGGTGCGTGTACACTCTTTACCAAACTGCCGAGCAATGCACCGACCTTATCAATGCTGTTGTGCGTGATAATCGCGACTGTAGTGATGGTATTTGTTACAAAAGAAATCACTGACTGTACGATTCCTGTTAGTGTCAAATACCCTTGCTTAGTTGCAGTTAAACTAGCAACTAGTGATCCACTAACACCTGCTGGCATGGATGACCATACGCGCTTTGCAAAGTTAAGGCCTGTTGTCGTGATGCCTTTTGTTGATGATGTTAGCTTGATTGCTAGTGCCTTAAGGAAGGCTAGCTGGTTAGTCGCTTTGGACTGTACTTTAACTAGGACTGACTTGTAGTCCAAGCCTGCGCCTACTGGCGCTGCTGATGATGCAGACATGTCTACACCCTTTCTTTGTGTGTAATTCACTTTTAGTGAATGGGTAAGGTACTTCTGTTTCCCTAACTCCCCTAGATGCTCAACCAGATAAGTGGCTGAGCATCGTAGGCAATCAGAGGTTAAAGTGCTTCACCTGGGCTGATTACTTCAAGGGCGCGAAGTAGCGTATTGATTTCTACGCCTAGCGCTTCGCACAGCGGGGGAAGAATGTCGATACTTGGCCTGGTTTCAAATGTGAAGTAACGGTACAAGTTACCTCGGTTGATACCAACGGCTACTGCGACTTCTTGCAGAGACTTATACTCAAGCTCTTTCATTCGTTCGCGTAGCCATTTCATTCCGGTTGGTTGTTTCTTAGCCATGGTGTACTAGCTCCTTTTCTTCTGCGCATTCGATGCAACCGCAGTCGCTGCACATTTTGTCGTATTCGTTAAAGATGTGACTGAGTGTTGCTGATGTTAGGTTGCAGTTACGGTCAATGACTTTTGCTGCTTGGGTAGTTGTTTGTGCGAGTGCGTCTACAATTTCGCCGTCGATTGAATTCATGATGCTTGACGCTTGTGACGCTGCAACATCTGGCGGTAGATAGTTCTCTAGGTGGCGTGTGATTGTGGTCTCGATAGCACCTAGTAGTTCACGACCAAAGATAGTTTTAGCTTGGTCGTTAAAGTGGTCAATCATGATACTGCGTGTTACTTCGTTTTTTTCATACTCGCGCTTGAGTATTGCTTTTTGTATTTGCTTGCACATGTTTACTCCAGACATGAAAAAAGCCCCGACGCTGTTTGCGTCAGAGCTGATTGCTTTGTATTTTGTCTTAAGGTTTGTCCGGTCACATCCAAATCGTGACTGAGGTTATCCTCCGAGACTGGGAGTGATTATCAGATCAAATCGTAATAATCACTAGTTATCGGGTAAAGGTCTCCCAACCCGATACATCTATTATACCACACATTTACAACGGCTTGCAACTTTATTTGAAAGTTTTTTCTAACTCTCTTAAAACATCTTTTTCTTCACGAGATAGTTTGAGTTTATCTCGGTAGTAGCCAGATGTTACCGTTCGTGTAGAAAGCCAGGCGCGAACACCAGCAGTAATAGCTACTGATGAACCTAATGTAAGTAGTGCACCCATGTATTTAATGGTATCTAAATGTGTCATTATTTGTCAACCACAGTCGGGCCTGTGTATCCGCTAATCTTTCGTGCAGCAACCTCAATGTTATTGATGTCGCCAATGTGGCTTAGTTCACACGTCTTATTCTTGTACAGTTCTCGTTCTTCGTACAAGATTTGATTCTCTGTGTCGTAGTCGTACAGAGATTTTAATAACTTTTGATTCTCAGCGTCACGTTCTACAATTTCGCTAAGAAGTTTGTGGTTTTCTTCAACGCGGTAAAAACCGCCAATAACAATGCCTGTAAATAAAATTCCAAACATTTCTACATAACTAATGGCGTTCATTTCTTGCCTTTCTCGTGCTTTTCTAAGTACGCCGTGCATAGGTTAGCAAAGCGTACATCAACGGGTTGACTTTCATCCTCTAGATGTACCAATAGTTCTTGGTTATCCATAAGAAGTTTAATTAAGTCTGCTTGCGACTTTTTTAGGGCATTTACAGCTTTTATTTTATTGAGCATTTAGCGACCTGTAGTTGATTCGAGTGTTTCCATAAGATGATTGGTATTTAACAAATTCTTTGTCGTCACAAAAAACTTGTTGTATCAATTTTTCTTCGTTTGTGTAAGGGTTTTCTGAAACGACTATGTGATACCTATGCTTATCGCAAAAACAAAGATTTGCTCTAATGTATTCGATAGCTGCTTTTTTAGTAAGAAACACACCCCAAAACTTTGCTTTAAACAAGCTAGAGTGTTTAGGTATGTCTAATGCTAAATAAGTTTTTGGTGGATCAATAACGTCAGACTCTAAAATGTCGTCAACAATTTTGATTGTAGGGCACGGATACTCAAGGTCGCACTCTACGCAAAAACCTTCTTCCTCTGTGTGCAGTTCATCTAACTTATCGACATGAAGTAAAACGTTATTAAACTTTTCGTTAATAGCAATTTCACGTTCAAATTTTCTTTCATTTCTTTCTTTTTGTTTTTGCCTCTTAGACTTGTGTGCAAAAGGATTGACATTGACTACTCGCTCACCGATATTATTCGGACTACCAATAGAGTCCATGTAAGCGTTTGCAGCGTACGTACCTAATTGTTTTTCTACCGCACTGCGTAAACCTTCCGCATTACCTTCGGCTACTACCTTAGCAATATCTGAATTTTTTTCGGCGGCTTTTGCAAGTTCGGCAGCGATTTCTTTATACTCATCTGCGGTCAACAGAGTTATCGTTCTTAGATTAGTGTTTTTAATCATCAGCGTTTTTCTCACATTCGTGTTTGATGCTGTAATCAAATTGGCAGTAGTAGCACTCCATTGTTTCACCACAGTTCTTGCACTCGTAGACAAACTGTTGCTCATCGCAGTGGATGATTGTATTGTCAAGAATCCAGTAGTAAGTGTTGTGGTCGATTGCATAATCAGGCATGTTCCTGGTGTCTGCATCTTTAATGGCGTCGTGCATTGCGTCGAGAGTTCCATGGTCAGCCATGCTGACCACTTACTTGCTTTTGTGTGTGCAAATCCGTATCCAGTTTGGTTAAGGCTTGCTCTAACTCTCTTGCTAATTTCCTTGCTTCGTTAAACGTCAATGACGTTATCAACTTGTCAAGGTGCGCGTGGTCTTGCCAGACATTTACTGTTATGTTAACAACACCCTCAACGTAACCGTCTGGCGTGAACATGGTGGCGGAAGTTACGTCAACCAACTTGGTGCGATCTGCTGCGCGTAGCATTTCTAATTTACGAATATTCACTTGACTTCCTTTCGGCTTGGGTTGCTGATAGTCACAAAGCATTCCATGCATACGTAACCTTTTGGGTGTATTAGCAGGGAGTTTTCGTAATCGTCAGCAACTAGGCACTGGCCGCTGTTCATTGCCATAACGAAGCAGCCTTGGCAAACAGGACGAGTCTCAATGTAGTAGACCTGGTACTGCTTTTCTGGCTCTTGCTTAGACAAGCTAAACAGGGCTTTGATAGAGCCTGTAACTAACTCAAACAAAAACGTAACGGCTTCGTTCACGACATCTGAATTGTGCGGTAGCGTGTGATCAGGGCATTTGCAGCAATCAACACACAGATAGTCGCCGTCTTGAATGGTGTGCGGGCAAGCCCACTCATCAACACGCAGTACATTACATTCCTTGCACAATGGTGGCTTAATCACTTCTTGCTCCTTTGCGGGTTCAGGCATCAATTCTTTGATGTCAGATTTAACTAGGTGGTACAGGATGACTAGCAGGACTGGCATGAGCACTAGCAGAAATGCACGTTCTAGGAACGTGGCGATGGTCCAGCCCATGTTATTTACCTTCCTTGCATAAAGCGCAGTAACTGCTGTTGTGGCGTTGCCCGCGCATGTGAGCGATGGTTTCTTCTTCGCGAAGCTTTTGCTGAGCCTCGCCAGCAGTTCCAAGTGCTACAAGTATTGACATTGCTGTCTTTGCTGTAACACTGGCTGCCTTTTTTGCTGCTGCTTTAGCGTCAACACTTGGGGCGTCGACCTTAGAGCTACTGGTGTTTCCGGTTTTTGCTTTTGACATGATTTTCTCCTGTAATGCAGAAACCCCCAAAACACGGTATTTTGGGGGTATTTTCAGGCAGCACAAATGCCGCTTGAATACTTCTATTATAGCACACTTTGTGACCTTTATGCAACACATAAAGGCAAAAAAATACCGATAGGCTAATAGATACAGAAAGGCTGGTCTCTTTCTGTAGTAGGAAGGGCAGTTTTGCCGTGTTTCTGCCCTTCCTACGTCTATTTATTACAGTTTAGCCAGAATAGAATGTGCTTCTTGCTTAGGGCTTTCCAAGCGAGTCAAAGTGCGCTTAATTAACGAATCAGTGGTCTTAAACTCATTAACATGATCGCACAACTCAATAGCAGCCTGCAAAATGCCCCATTTGGTACCAGAAATACCAGCACATGTAGGGCCTTCGTACAGTTTGCGTAACTGTGCACGCTTACCAGTTACATTGTCACGAATCCTTTCAGACATGTCGGTTGAGTATGGCAACCACAAATCCATAAAGTCTTCAAACATGTAATCGCTAGCGTTCTGTGTCGCAAAATGCTCAGCCATACGTTCCCAATGCTTAAAAGCACCCAAACTAGATTGAATGTGCATTCTTGCAGCCTCAATCTTGGTAGCCCAACTGCTGGTATGGCGAATAGTAAACGATGTCTTGTTGCTATCCATTTGCCGTTCAGCGATTGCTTGAGTATTAGCACAAACAACCCGTACGGCTGTAGGGCCTAGCTTTAACCCACCCTGACCGTCGTGCCGTGAAATAAACACAAGGTAAGGGTATGTTTCTGACGGGTCATTCCGGACTTGGATTGGTTCGTCCAAGTACATTGTGGCGACAATTTGTCTTCCGCCATCTAAACTAACTAGCGTTTCAAACTTTAGATTGCTAGTTCCAGCGATGTTTCCATCCAAGACATAATCGATAATATCGCCAAACTCAGAATTTCCAATAACAGTGTACGAATTCTTTTCAATAGAGAGAATAGAGCCTGTATCATTGCGTACAATCCGTTGCCAACCGGGGATAACACTGTGGTCATCATCAAATAACTCCTTTGTTTCAACTTCCCAGGTTAAACCTGCTTGTTTGCGTGCTTCTTCAAACGATCCTGGCCAATCGCCAATTACGTTGCCTAACTTGTGCCAGGCTGGTGTGCGGACAAACATTCCGCTATCAAATAAATGTGCCATGCTTTCTCCTACAGGCTTATTGTGTGTGTGTAGTCAAGACCTGCTTCTCGTAGCAAGTCGTTTGCGTATCTTTCGGCATCTGACCATGCGGTCTCTGTGTCAAAAGTTTTGATTTTTGTGATTTTTATTTCTTTAGGTTTACCAGTTGTTTTTACAATAGTGTACTTTCCAGCCACTCCTTCATTTGGCTCGTAGTAAACCTCAATTAGCATATCTCCAACTAATCTAGTTGCCGCTAATGTTCTCATCGGGTTGTTGTGTTCCTTCATATTCACCTTCTGGGGTTAATAAAACCCACATTCTGTGGATAAGGTTAAGTGGTGTTGTGTGTGGCTCTTCCCATGAATGGACCATAAAACCATTCGCGTAAGATTTTTTGGGATTTAGATGAACGCTGTTTGTGCCTAAGTTGTGGCATTCATGGTGTAATGCTACGGCGTTCTCGATGTTGTTTGTGCCTCCTTGTGAGCGGAGTTTGCGGTGATGAGCTGCCCAACTTTCTGGTAAATCACCACCGCAATACTCGCACATGCCTTTGCAGCGCTTGTAAAGCGCTTTTCGGTCAATACCTTTAGACACGCATACCGCTGTTTTTGTGGTCAGAATCGATAGCGTACGACATTGTCCTTGCTGCTTCTACATTGTTCTTAAGGATTGAAAGGTGCATTGATAGTGCTTTGGTGTTTGCTTCTGCAAGTTTGGCATACAAACGGTCATCGGCGCTTTCTAAAAATGCTTTGTTTTCTTTCTCAAAAACAGTTCCAGTTGCTGATAACCCTGCTTGAGACAGTTTTGTTCGATATTTTTGGTCAGCTAATACTTCTTCAACCAAAGCATCTTTGTAGTCTTGATATACCGCGGACTGTTCTAAAGTTACTTGCTCTAGATCATGCACGATACTGGTTTGTCGTATCACTTCTTTTTTCCTAACTCTTTGGCTAGCTTAGCGATGATGGCCACAAGGTCGTCCACAATGTCTTCGTAGATAGAAGTTTTAGGGTCTTCTTGCGGGGTTGGCTTGTGAAAGTGCTCGTTTGCTTTGGCGTTACTATATGGTTTTTTTTCATTGTTATCGTGAAAAAACCAACTGGTGTCGCGCTTGCGTTCCTTTGGCACTTCGGGTAAGTTTGGTGGTGGAGTCGTGTTGTTCTCGTCCATTGCGGTTCTTTCTCCTTTGTGTGTGTTGAGTGGAAGGCCCCCTAGTTCTCTAGGGGGTCTTTTACATTACTGCAGTTATCTTAATGTCTGAGCAATGATTTTCCAATTCTTGTTCGACTCTTTCAGAAGCCGTTTCAGGATCTGGAGCGTCAAGCGTTACTCGGACTATAGCCTCTACTTCATAAGTCGGCATTAATTTCTCCTTTTATTTCCTAGTGGTGTTCTTGACTTGACTTCCTTACTGTGTATGCTAGTAGTACACACTGACAGAAAGGTTACTGATGGCACTCAGTCTTGACGTACCAGTTGTAAAGAAAGACAAAATCTGTTCTTTACAAAAACTTCGCAATAAATTAGATGTAGATGATCAAGCAATACTTGATAGCTGGATTGATGGAAAGGTAACACCTTACCGCATCTACATGGCTCTTAAACGAGACGGACATGCTATCGGCAGACAAGTTGTCTACGAACATATGAATGGATGTTGTATCTGTGGCTCTTAAAGATTTTGTTGAAATGGGCCCTGGCAGCCCTGACCCTCGTGGCAAACACCCAAACATTCCTAAAGGGTGGGAGCCACGTTTAGAGTATGACGAAGCGCAGGGTGGTTATCTTGTCACTAAACCCCGCGAGGTCAAACAAGACGACCCAAGTTCTTTAGAAATCTTTGACCAATTTAATGTGAATCCTGATAAATGGAAAATCACTAATTTGCGCAGATCTACATGGCAAACATTTAGTGGCGAATGGCTTGAATCTTTTAAAGCCACTTTTGTGCCGGTTACTCAGTTTAATGAGACACTTAGACTAGATGCAGACCAGTTAATTGAGGAAGTTAAGCGTCACAAACCAAGTAAGCGCACAGCCCCCTCAGGAGACTTTACAGCCGTTTTTGCTGTGGGTGACACTCAGATAGGTAAAGTAGACGGCGGTGGCTCAGAGACCATTCTGAGGAACATGCTGACGCGTTTTGACGCCTCTAAAGACCGCCTGACTGATTATCGCAAATTAGGTTACGGTATTGGCGAAGTAGTTGCTCCGTGGTTGGGTGACTGTATTGAGGGTAATCAAAGTCAAAGCGGGAATGCTGCAGCAGCTGGTCGTATAGATTTGACAATTACAGAACAATACCGTGTGCTACGTCGAACGATGATGTATCAGATTAAAGCCTTAGCGCCTATGGTTGAAAGGCTTATTATTCCTGTTATTCCAGGTAATCATGACGAAGCTGAGCGTAGGGGTGGGATTGTTCGGTCTTACACTGATTCTTGGGCTATCGAAGCTGGAGTTGCTGTAGCGGATGCTTGTGCGGCAAATCCAGAGGTTTACGGAAATGTATCGTTTATCTTTCCTCAGCCTGATGAGTTAACTGTCACTATGCAAACTAGCAATACTATTCTTGCTATGGCACATGGACACCAGTTTGGTAGAGATCCAATTAAATGGTGGCAAGCACAGTCGCACGGACGTCAACCTGTAGGCGAAGCGCACATTCTGTTAGGCGCTCATCTTCACCATCATAAAATGCAGGATAGTGGCCAAGACCGTGTGTTTATCCAGGTCCCTGCGCTTGATGGCGGGTCTACTTGGTTCAGGCATAGGCAAGGTGAAAGCGCTAAAGCAGGTCTGCTAACATTTGTTACATCAAACGGCGCATGGCATGAAATGAGTATTTTGTAATGGACCAAACAATCCTTGACGAAGCATGGGAACTAGTTAATGGAGATCGTCAAAGCGACTATGGCAAAGCTAAAACTAACATGAGCAGAACAGCCAAAATTTGGTCAGGTATTTTAGACATTGATGTGACACCTGAACAAGTGGCTTTATGTATGGCTGGTGTAAAACTTGCTCGTACACAACAGGCATACAAGCGTGACAATGTTGTCGATGCTGTTGGTTATCTGCTTGTTTACGACAATGTTATTAGGTCATGAGACGCCAAATTGTCATCAAACTTTTTGGTGATGAGATTGTCAATATTCTCATTGACGAAAGTGATGATGATGTTTTAGAAGAAACAGAAGATTCTGCGGAGCATTTGGGATCTGTAGGTTCAGCAGATGTTTCTATCTCCGGGAAGAGTTCTGTTGGTTTTGGGTCTCCGTGGTCTGTGGAGTATTGGTCTGAAGAAGATTAACTCTGTGCTCTACCCATTCAACTTTTTGCACATCATAATCGTCATTAATGTTGTCGGATTTCCAACCACATCTACAACCCGCTGATTTCAGCACTGTTAAAACACCATTTATTGGTTTAATTTGTATTGCTTGGTCGTAACGGCACTTTTTGTTAGCCATTATGCCGCTTCGTAGATTCCACTAAAAACAATAAGGTCACTTGTGTTACGTGTGTAGATAGCGCTTGTGATACCAGCGCGGTTAGCGTAAATAATTGATGGTGAAGCAGTTGTTGTAATGCTTAACAGCTGAGGAATAAATGTTGTTGTGCTGTTTGGCGAAATGATAAGGGCAGCAGTTGATGCTGTGCCTGTAAGTTGTGCTCTGCCTGTGCCTGACCAGTTGGTATCTAATGCTGTTACCGGAAGACTGAGCACAAGAGACGTACTGCCGATAGTTGCTGTGGCTAGTGACCAACTACCTTTGAAATAGACTGTTTTGCCTATTTGTTTCCATTGTCCTACTGGGACAGTGGCGCCTGTGGCCCAACTAGTACCTGTGACAGTTGGGTTGTAAGTTGTCCAAGCCGTGCGATCTACAGCCAAAGTAGAGCCAGATACACCGCCGATAGTTGACGTCGAATCAATCGTTCCGGTTATGTTAGTGGCTGTTAGTTGTGCAAGATTTAATGACGCTGTTGCAGAGTTGTAATCCGCTAAGGTATCAACTTGTAGTGGCGCTGCTACCCATTTGTTGTCTAGGTAAACAATGGTGTCATTAAGGTTCGGGCTTCCAGCGCTGATGTCGGTAATGTCGTTCAGTTCATGGACATGCCCTGTTGCCGAGGATGTTGATGTTACTTTTCCTTGGTTTACTAAATCCATTAGGTAACTGTTACTTTCATTTGCCCATTAATGTTTGTTAATCCAGAAGTTAAATCACGGTCTAATCTCATGTATCCAGTACTAGAGTTGGAATAATCATACATTTGTCCGCCAATTGTTATGCCTTTGTATGTACCTGCTTTTAGTAGCGCTACCCATTCGGATGGAATCGTTATCCATCCTGACTTTCCTTTTGTTAGCGGCACAGTAGTAAAGCGGTACCATCCTGATTTGTCTGCGGGTTTTGATGTGGCATAGTCAGTTGTGCTATTAACTGTGTTTGCAGAGGAATAAGTGGTGTACTTATGCAATGTCATTGTTACATAAGTTGTTGTTGGGCCTGGACTTACAGAACTTCGCTTAAAATATATTGCAATGTTTGACCATGTAGCGCTTGGCACATTAGCAAAAGCATTAGAGCCATAATAAAAGAACGTGTAATAAGTTCCTGCAAGGTCTGAATAAGAGTATCCGTTGCCGTGGTAATAGTTATTTGATGTTCCTAACCAAGCTGGGGTAGCATACAAACCGCCATCAACCCATGTATAGGCTTGTTTAGGGTTAACATAATAATCACCGTTAACGTAATTATCTGTAGTAAATGTAGTTGCTAGTCCTGTTGGTGAGTTATCAGGACCTACCTTTGCTTGCAAAGCAATCGTGTATGTTGAACCTTTTGTTAAGCCTGTTATTGTGGCACCTGACGCTACCGAGCTACCACCTGTAAATGCTACGCCTGTATTAAAATCAACGATGTCAAAAGATGTTGCGCCAGAGTATGTTCCTGTCCAAGTTACAACAGCACTAACATCTGTAATACCAGTAGACGACACTGTTGGGGCAAATGTTGGTGCAGGTAGCTGGTCAAAATTTACTGTGATTGGTTGCGTTACTGATCCTGTGCTTATGGTGTTTGTTGTCGCATTGTAAATCGGGCCAAAAGCATTTAGCTTAAAGTCAATTGGTGTCTGTGCTGTTGGTGAAGTGTAAGTGACTGTTTGCGTGCCAACTGGGCTGTTTCCACTAGCTATTGTTGTGTTGGTATCTGTGTTAAAAATAGTCCAACTTGTAGCGTTTGGTACGTTAAAAGTAAACGTTACTGTGTTGTACGAAGGTGTACTTAAAGTGTAAGTAAAAGTATCTACGTACACTGTTGTAGGGTAAACCTGCACCCATCGTGAAGTAGGAGTAGTAAAAATAATTTCGCCTTGTGTTGTTGCTGTGGCAGCAAAAGCAGTTCCTGTTGGTGTTGCAGTAAATGATGTAGAGCTAGTAACTGTAGCTACGGTATATGTGGTGTTGATGGTGGACGGTGAAGCGCCTACTACTGTAACCAAATCACCTACTACAAATGAATGTCCTGTTACTGTAAATGTGGCTTTATTGGGTGAACTTGTAACAACAATGGCTGTCGTTTTTGCTTTGTTTAAGTTACGCCATGCTTTTTGTGCCGGAACATATTTACCATTTTCGTCATAAACAGATAGACGCTTAGCAACGTTAAATGTGTGCTGTGCGCTATTTGCCGATGTATTTGGTGTAGTCATTAGTATTGAACCCACATAGATCCGTATGGATAAGTACCTGTAGTTGGGGCTGCCGAACTAGAAATATTTACCGTTGACAATACTGATGTGGTACCGGTTGTTCCGTCCCACAAATACACATACATAGTATTTGTATCTTGTTGTAGGTAAATTGTTCCGTTAGTGATTGCACCGCCTGTGTTTGTGCTTGTGTAAAAAGCGGCAGAAGCAGCAGCAGCGTTAGCATAAGACTGAACGCCTGAAGAACCCTTTACACCCGCAAGGCTTACTTTCCAAGAAGCATAAGTTCCAGTGCCACCCCATGTGTCAACATTTACTGTGACATTTAATGAAGATACAGCAGTAATGATTCCTTCAACAAAGTTAACTGGTGCTGTAGGGTATGCAAGGCGCACACGGTTTCCTACTGCATAAGCTCCAATAGCGCTAAAAGCAAAAACTTGGTTACCTGTTGATGTTGGGATTGCGTATGAAGTAGTTGATGTAATACCATCGTATCCAGCACCAGTAGGACCTGTTGAGCCGCCACCAAAACTACCTTGAAGTGCCCAAGAGCCAGATACCTTTAGATAAATATTTTTGTTGGTGTAGTCCATGTAAACATCACCGTTGTTACTGGACGTTGGTGCTGGAGGTGATGATGTTGGTGCACCTGATCCTACATAAACCGATGTTCCAGTAGCACCAGTATTACCTTGCGGAATACTAAAGTTAAAAACAGCAGCTGATGAAGTTCCTGCGTTAGTTACAGTTGCGCTTGAGCCTGCGCTACCAGTTGTCACTGTTCCTACTGCAATAGTTGCTGCTGATCCCGCACTACCTGCTGCGCCTGTTGGCCCTACTCCACGTAAAACACCTGTTCGGACTTGTACTGTTCCGCCAGAGGTTAGACGGACTGTGTTGTTGCTCATACGCTCTCCATAATTGTTGTTCGGCTATTTACGGTAAAGAAGCCTGATACTAACTTTACTTGAGGATTAGCAATAGGTGAAGTTACCCCATCAACAGTCGCATAAATATCTATTGAAAACTGTCCAGGCGTAAGGCTTTTTGTGACTGATTTTGGTGCACTTAGTTGAATGATGCCTTCTGACCCGGCAATAATAATTGATGCTTGAGTAGATGGCGTGTTAGACGATTTGAAAGAAATTATTGTGTTTCCTGAAGCATCTTTAACATCTGCTCGGCAACTTTCAAATGTTGCTGAACCATAAGGTGATACAGGCGCAGCGTTTGCGTTTGCTATTTTAAATACAGTTGATGAAGTAACGGCTGTAACAGGAAAAATACCGTTATTAACACTTTGGCTAAAACCTGTCAGTGTTGCGTAGTCACCAACACTAAAGGAATGACCAGGTGTAGTAAGTGTTGCTATCCCACCTGAATAAGATAATGACGACACTGTTACGGTTGAAGAAGCACGAATTGGCATTACTGTTCCGTCGCTGTCACTCCACAGCAACTGACAGGCAAAGTCCTCGCCGATATCTAAACTAATATCGACATAATCTTGAGTGGCCATTAATAATCTCCTTGATCAGTAATTACTGGCAGTTCAGCAACACGACGTAGAGCAGCAACATATTCTTCAGATGTACCAGCAACAACGATAGTGTTATTAGTTATTGTACTAGTAGGCATGTTATCAAGACCCAATACTTTAGCACGCGCTTGAATAATCTTTAATGCTGTTTCTACGGCTTGCCTGTCACCATTAATGGCGTCTTGCCATACAGCGCTTTGCAACTCATCAAGCCGGTCCACTTCCATAGCCAGTAAAGACCTTTTGTGGCCAGCGTCTACTAAGTCTGCGGCTTCTTTTAAAGCATCAGAAATCAAAGTGTTTACGTTTCGCTCTGAAATTCCTAGGTGTTCTGCTATTGACCATAAAGAGCGACCTGATCTGCGCATTTCTAGTGCTTTTCTGGCTTTTTCGTTGCGTTCGTCTTGTAAAAGCGCCGCTGAAGTAACTTTTTTGGTTCTAGCTATTTCTTTAGTAACAGCCGCTTTTTTTACCGTCATTTCTTTCTCCTTCTAGGAGCTACAAAAGCTTTGTCGTCATAATCATCCATGGTTTTTTGCACGTTACCTTTATTGCGTGCTAAAGCCGCTCTTCGTTCAAAACTTGTAAAACCGCCCCATACACCAAAAGGCTCTTGTTTTTTTAAGGCTGTAATTAAACAGTCACGCTGAACATCACATAGTTTGCAAATAGATTTAGCATAATTTATTTGCTGTGAAGACATTGGCAAATCGGAGTGTCCATAAAATATTTCTGATGGCATTCCAAAGCAATAAGAATCGTCACGCCAATCTCTGCGTGCCGTATAGCGCCAAGCAAGTGGCGTCGATGGCGTCTTGAGGTTTTTTGAGTTGCTGGCAGGCGTCGTAATAATTGGGGTGTTTGGAAGCAAGCCATCTTGCGACAGCTTCTTTGTCCGATCTTCCATTACCAACTACCGCCTTTTTCCATGATGAAGGTCCAATAAATATTACCTCTGATTCTACTCGCTGTGCTGCCACAGCCAAAGCACCGGCTACCATACCCATAGATATGCCCGTACGGATGTTGTGGCTAGCGCCCTGAATTGCTTGTTCAATAACAGTCAATTCAGGGCACGTAGCCCACATTAGGTTGGTTAACCAATCAGACAGGATTAATAGGTTTTTGACGTCATCTTTGCTGGTCAAAATGAGTTCTTCAAAAACCATGTGGCTAGGGTGTGCGAACGCAATTCGTCTTACACCATAGTCAACTCCTGCTGCATCCATGTATCATTTCTACCAGTTTTGTCGCTGAATGTACAACATGACACACAATAAGCCACTAAAGGCTATCAGTAGCATAATGTCTTTAATCATCGCTTTTCTCCGTCTGCTGGTGGCCCCCAAGACGACCAAGGGTTTGGGCGCCAAGCAACACGACAAATCTTGTTATCAAACATGGTGATAAGTAGTTCGCCGCCTTCTGGCACGGGTATTTGGTCATTTTCATCTAGGTTTACTACAAATGTAGAAACAACCTCTTCGTTAATCATCTTTTGTAGCCTCTCATCTAACATCAGTTGATTCTCCTAACTCACTTACTTGGGTTAACGCATCGCGATATCCCATGGCTATTACAGTGGCTATTTTTAGCCCATTTAATGTTCCGCCATAGTATTCACCTACATATGGCCCTGTTTCTTCAATGTAATCGCTAATTTCTTGAGCAATTTTTTGACGAAACTGTTCTTCACTCATCGTCTCTTGAGTCATCATTATCCATTTCATCTTCAGAAAATTCGGCGTTGCATTCCCAGCAATTTATGGGCAGTGCGCGGCCTTTTGAGTGGTGTCGTCGACAGTTAGCGTTTGCTTCATCGTCGATTATGATTTCTTGCTGATACTGAGAAGTTGTATTTACCGTTATGGTAATACTTTCGGGTTTGTTTGTTGATGTGCTCACGCTAACTCTTTCCATTGTGCTGTTGGGCAAGATTCTTTGAAATCACAATAATTGTAATTACTGCCTTTTTTAGTTAGACATGTTTCTAGCATGACTGGCAGTTCTTTAATAGCAATGTGATTGTGTAGTGATTCCATGAGCAGTTCTAGTGTGTCATCGACCTCTTGCATTCTAGCTACTCGAAATTCTTTCCAGATAGCGTGCTCGCGGTTTTCGTACACGATAGAAAAATGGCTTAGATCAAGTGCTTTCATGTAAGCGTGCGTTTGCATAAGGTGTGGAAATAGAGGTGAGTTTTGTTTTAGTACATCTCGCCATTTGTTGCTGTTTACTGTTTTTAATTCCCACCCTGAGCCGTCACTGATTACGCCGTCCATAGCGCCTTTTACTAGCCAAGGATTGTACTCAACTTGAACCTCTATGTCAGCCAACCAACCTTGAGATAGGCCGGCAAGTTGCCATCTGTAATGCCCCCACGTTCCAGCGTTCATTACGTCAAAACTGCCGTCTGAAGGGGTAAGTTTTTCTTCCCCTAAATACGACAATAGATGCTTACGTTGGCAGGAATCACCGATAAGCGATGGTCTAATGCGACCTGCTCCGCTGGTTCGTGAGTTGTCAAACGAATCGTTATGCATTACTTCTTGCAAACGAGCAAATGCTTCTGGCGTTATGACTGAACCGCTTTCACGCCATTTGCTCATGCCAAATGTGACAGGCATGTCGTTATTGCCCATCACACTTTTTAGTAGGTTAACCATGTTCATGATTCTTCTCTTTCTAAGCCGATTAAAGCACCGGCATCAAATAGCGCAGCGACAATACCGCCACATGCTGATGGTGTGTGACCTAGCCCAAGTGATTTTGCACCTGTGACTCTTCTTCCGCTTACTTTTCGTGCTAAATCATCAAGTGAAGTGTATGGTGCATGTCTGACAATCTCCTCTGCGGCTTTTGTGCCTACGTTCTTAATAGAGGTTAATCCTTTACGGATTGCGTTTTGTTTGATGTCAGCCGAGTAACCTTCTTGTGATCTATTTACATGTGGGGGTCTTATTTGTACTCCTGCTTCTCTAGCTGCTTTAAGGTAAAGCGGTTCTTGTTTTGCGCCTGTGTAGGAATGTAGCATTCCTGCCCAAAACGCTGCTGGGTGGTGCACTGAATAGTAACCAGTTATGTATGCTAAGACACCGTATGCTGTTGCATGTGCTTTGTTAAACCCATAGCCAGCGTATGCCTCAAGCGCTTCTTCTAGCCATGCCAAGTCATGAATGTTCATGCCTTTGGCTAATGCTAGTTCGCGTACACGCTTAAGTAGTTCTACCAATTCATCTCTTGCATCACCAACATTGGCGTTAGATGCTTTAATGACTTTGCGCATGCGTTCAATTTCTTCAGCGTCCAAACCAATATTGCGCATAACACCAATAACTTGTTCTTGGTATAAAAGCACGCCGTATGTGTCTTTGGTCTCATCAGAAATAATTGCGTGACGTTGCGGTACTGGCTCTACTCTTTGCCTACGGTAAATGAAATCGTCAGTAGCGCCTGACTCCATAGTTGCAGGTCTAAACAGCGCCATAGCAGCAATAACATCAGCAATCTTTGTAGGCTTTAACCTACGAACACCACTGCGGCTAGAACCGCCTTCCAACTGAAACATACCAACCGTATTGCCTTTAGACATAGCACTATATACAGAACGATCATTAAGCGGAATGTCTTCAGGATTTACGCCTGAATACTCACTCATAATACGCAAAGCAGTTAGTGTTTTAAGGCCTAGCAAATCAAGTTTTACTAAACCTAAACGCTCAACATCATCTTTATCAAACGATGTCACCATAGTTTTACTTGAAGCAACATATTGCAGCGGGACCACAGATGCGGCTTCTGCGCTAGGTGCAACAAGTAATCCAGCAGCATGGACGCCATAGCCCAAGAATGCTTTCTTGTTTGCTAAACCTTTTAGTGCATTCCATTGATACGTAGTTAAAGGTATGTCAGGGTCTGCGCCAAGTTTTCTTGCACGCATTTTCCATCGAACCATAAGGCTACCTTTTTGGTCATTTTCATCATCATCTAGACCCATTTGTAGCCAAGTGCTGATGTTAACAACGTGAAAGTTATCTCTAAGCCAGTTAACTACCTCATCTCGACGGTCATGCTCAACATCAATATCGATATCTGGTGGCTTAGTCCGGTCTTTTGATAAAAATCGGTCAAACCTTAATCCCCAAACAATTGGATCAAAAGATGTGATGCCTAATAGCCAACAAAGTAGCGAACCAGATGCTGAACCACGAACGTTATAATTGATTTTGTTTTCGTCCATGTATCTGCAAACAGCAGCAGTAAATACTAAATAGCCTGAAAAACCAGCATTTGTAATAACATCTAATTCTTCATAGATACGGTCTAAGTAAGCCTTTTTCTTGCTTGGCTTTAACTTTCCTGTTTCTATTTTGTAATCTAATGATTTTAAACTTACTTCTGCTAGTTCTTTTTCAGGATTTCCAGTAACTGTCGTGTCAGGTACTTTAAGCGAAAAAGTATCCAACTCTGGAATTACTACTTTTGCTTTAGACAACAAATCATCAAGCCCTTGCATTCCTGCGTTAAAAATTGCTGGGGCGTGGTGTTCTTTCATCCATTGTGTATCTACCATGTGGTACCCATCACCAGGAAACAGCGCATCCTCTGGGTCTTCTGACCAAGATACAAGCTCTTTCATGGTGTCATGCAGTACACGATCAGACTCTTCTACATAATGCGAGTCTTGCGTAATAATCACCGGTAGACCGTGCTTTTGTGCAATGCGCCATTGAAGGTTTGAGTGCAGGTCGCTATCTTGACCATCTAAATAGATTGCGTGGTTTTGTATTTCTACATAAAGACCTGAACCAAACCAGCCAGCCATACTCATAAGTAGGTTATCTGTAATCTTGTCGATGTCTGCATTTGGTGTTTTTAGTGTTTCAGACAAGACACCAAACCAACAGCCGGTCATTGCTGCAATGCCATCTAATCTTCCGTCTTCAGCAGCTTGTGCTAAGTCCGCAAAGTCTAGAATTGGCTTGTATTTGAACTGTTGGTGTGACTGCGTAACAAGCCCGGAAAGGTTGCGATAGCCTCTTTCACTTGTTGCAAGCATACCTAAGTGCATAGTGTCTGGGCGTTTTTGTTCTCTGTTAACTGCGATGTATGCTTCAACACCAGGCAAAGGCAATATTCCGGCTTTTCTGCAACCTGTATAAAGTTGCACAGAGCCAGCCATTGTTCCATGATCTGTTAACCCAAGAGCAGGGTATTCTAACTCTTTGGCTTTATTGACTATTGCATCGACGGTTGGCAGAGCATCTTTAACAGAGTAGCGACTGTGTGTGTGTGCACTCCAAAACGTGCTCATTATTTCTCCTGAAATATGTAGACAACAAAGGAGGCTGCCCCGCAGGACAGCCCCCTTCGTAGTTATGATTAAACGTTGTGCGCTTCGGCAAGTGCAATCAACGCAGAGCGTGTGGACCGTGGCGGAATAGAAACATTAGCCTTAGTCAACAGTGTCTTAAGACGCACATCAGAAATAGATGCATACTTGTTATCATCTGCAGATTCAGTCTCAATGACTGCTTCTTCGTATGATTCAACAACATCGTATTCTTCATCTGCGATAGTTGTTTCAATGTGCGTAGATGAGAGACTGCGAACAAACTCTTCAACATCCTTGCGAACGGAAGCAAATACTTCAACCAAATCGTACGGTTCAGGTAGTTCAACCGGTGGTTCGTCCTTGATTTGCTTAACGCTCAAGGTAGTGCTCAAGCCAGTTCCACTGACAGTAAGTGCCCACGGATGAGTTGTGCAAGAGAAGTTCTCGTCAACATCCTTGTATGTGTTAAAAGCCTTAAACAAGTCTCTTGCTCGCGCAGCGCTCATCTTAAGAATGACATGCTTACCTTCTTCAGTAAGAATGTTTACAGCAACCTTGTCTTGGCCTTTAACACGACCATCTGCAGGTGGGAACCTTAGTGATGGCACAACAAGTTCAAGTAGAGGGTCAGTGCCTCGTGGGGCATATTGACGAAGCCTTTCGCCTGTTTCAGGGTCTTCAACAATAACTTGGTCGTTGACTGGGAACTCTCGGCAACCTGGTGGGAGTTGGAAACCTCCACGCAGACCGTCAAAAGCTGCAACTTCACGGTAAATGTACCATCCGTGATCTTCAGCCATTGTTTCTTTGTCTGTCAAGAAACGAACAATGGTTGTGCCCTTTTCAAGGCGGTAGATAGGACGGTAATTGCTGTTATTCTTTTGCGGCTGAGCGTATCCATCGATACCGGCCAGCAACATGTCTTCGTCGATGTTGTAATCAATCGGCATGTTAACCAATCTCCTTTGCTTTCTTTGCTTGTAACGCGGCTTCACGCTTAGCGTCAATGATGGCTGCCAAGTTTTCGGCAGTTTGGAATGCAGTGCCTAGCGCAATTGATTGCGCACGATCACTGGCTTCGTCGGATGTTTCTTCTGGCAATACAGCAATACATGCTTCTGCAGTTGCCCATTGTGTCTGCCCATTCACCAAAAAGGTATGGGTAACTTTTACTGTTACTTTATCGCCGTCGCTAATGGGGATGGGCGCGTAAACATCGTCATCTTGCTCGTTACTCATTTGTATCTTCTTCCGTGTTTGTGACTTCACTGATTGATAGCCACGGCTTGCGCGGTTTAATCATAATGATTTTGTTAGCCAGGTCAGACTCTAAACCACCATTAGTTACTATACGGTTAAATGACGTTTTGTCCAACACAGACTTGGTTACTTTTGAATACAATTCTGGCGCTTCTGCTTTTAGCACCGCTAGGTCAACGTCAAAAGTTTCACTGCGCATTACTTTTGCTTTGAATTGTCGACTATCAATCTCAAACTCAACCTTGTCAAAAGTATCGGCTAGTTGTTCTTGAATGTCTTCAATTTCATGCTCAATCTCGGCCTTGCGTGATTTGAGCTGGAGCAAGCGGTAAAGATCTGCTGTTAGTTCTTCATCCGCTTTTGCTATTTCTTCTGTGTCAATAATATTTGACATCTCTCTCCTTAACTGTGTTTTTTGTATGTGCTATTGGTTATTAAGCTGCGAATACTAGTGATTCTGTCACCTACTTTTATTTCGCCAGGATCGTTTCCACCTACTGTAGACCAGTGGTGTGACAAAACTGGGGAAATGTCGTTCAGTTGGTGTTTTGCTCTTTGAGCCGCACCCCAACCAGCCGTGTCATCATCAAAAGCAGCAATTACTACCTTTGGTGATAAATCTGCAATCATTTGTACTTGTGGCGCATGTAGACCAGAGCCAAAACAACCTAGTACAGTCCAGTGGTCTGGTATGCCGGATTGGTCTAAAGCCATCACATCAGCTGCTCCTTCAACAAGCACGACTACTCTTGATGGCTTGTATTCGCCATAAAAAGTTGCTGATGTACGTACACCGTATGGGTATTTGTATTTGGCTTTTTCATCCTCATGCCTAGTAACAACACCAATAAGTTCATTGTTTTGATTTCTTATTGGATATGTTGGTGAACCATCAAGATAATTTGTTCCGCATCTGTGTTTAGTTGCAGTCTCAATACCAAACCTTTTTACCCAGTATGGGCTTGGGCTGTGTGCATCAAATACATCAAGCCATGCTTCTGAATAGATACGTGGTGGTACATCACCTGCAAGTACGCGAATAATGTCTTCTACAGTTGGTACATAGCCTTCTGTAGTTCCGTGTGCTTTACATGCATGGCAATACCACACACCTTTGCCAACATTTACGGATGCTGATGCATTACCGTCATCGTGTACAGGGCAACAGAATGATCTCTCTAATCCTCTTCCTGTAGATAGAGCCTCATCTAGTGTTATTCGTTTCATTTCTTACCCCATTTGCATTTCTTCAGCTTCGTCATCAGCCATTCTCATTTCTGCTGCACGTTCGGCGCTAATGTCGCCAAAGCGTCCAAAGGTTGGGTCAAACTCAGTAAACCAGCGCGAACCAGATTCACCGTGTCGATACTTAGTGAGTGAGTTAAGCAATACATGCTTAGATACTCTTTTGAGCGTCACTAACGCGTCAGCATCTTGTCCTAAAGCATCAGATTGTGCTAAATGTTCAGCGCCTGGTGTTTTGTCTGAGTTGCCTCCAGCGCGGTTTATTTGTGCCGCGGCAATGATTGGGACATTGCGATTAAGTGCTACTTCTTTAAGTTGGTTAGAAATAGCAGCCATTGCTCGCCAGTCTTCAATAGCGCGTGAGCCGGTTGTTGTGTGCATAAGGCCAACGTAGTCCACGATAACTAATGTGTTATCACCTGCAACGGCTGAGATGACTGATGCGTCACATCTGCCTTTGGATGGATCATAGACACTAATTGTTCCTGTGGCTGTTTCTGACCACTTTTCCAATAGTTTGCGGCGTGTATCAATGTCTATTTCTGTCCATGGACGTTTGTAGTCTTTGAATGCCACTCGATGAATACGATCTTGTACGGATTTAGCAGGCATTTCGAGACTGAAGTATGCAACATCCCAGCCACCTTCTGCTGCAGCAACAGCATGTTGAATCATTTTCCATGATTTACCAATACCTAAACGCGCTGCTACAAACCACAAATCACCTGCAGCAATACCACCAGTGATTGCGCTAAGCATTCCATACGGTACTGGGCACATGTTGAGCTCTTGCTCATTCTCCAAAAGTGTTAAATCTGTAGCATCAATGCCCATACCAATGGCTGGTTGTATTTGCGATAAACCATTTTTTAGGTAATCAATAGCCTCATCGTTTGCGTCTTCTGCAAGAGATGCTGATGCTTTAGACATTGCTGAACGTAAAACTCTGTTTGTGTGTGCATCAGATAGTTGACTTGCTGCCCATACAGGGTTTATGTCTGATGTGTACGGGAACCGTGGGTACTTTTCTTGAAGTAAGTGAACTGGTGGAGCACAGTTAGCATCCTGTTGGTATTTCATACAAAACTCATGAATAGGTTTGTGGCCTGATATTTGTTCTGTCTTAACACCAAACATACCTGGGATATAGACACCGGTATCTATTAGCGCTGAAATAAACAATGCTTCTGGAGCATGATCTGCTGTAGAACCGTAGTTAACTTGTATGTGCTTATCACTGACCAGTTTCATGTAACTGTTTTTCTCTTGTTTTTGTAATCCCATTTTTTCTCCTGTGTGTATAAAACAAAATAGCCTTAAGTCTGTATCTAGAATTACCTAGACTAAGGCTTAAAGCTATTTTTGGGAAGTCAAAAGTTAAAATCTTTTAGGCATACTGCCCCCTCCCCGTGTAAGAGCAATTATACCAGATAAATCTGAATAGGAATACCTAACAGGAAGCCATAGCAGGTAATACTTTGTAACAATCTGATAACAAGAACTTATGGGTAATCAAAGTGGGGTTGCGATTAGAAAGCATATGATACAATAAAGGCTGAGTACGTAGTGTTCAGAAAGCAGATTAAATAACATTCACAATAACACTCCATTAAAAGTGTTAAAGTGAAAGAAGCGAAAGCAAAAAATCTGAGTACTTAACTGAGCATAGCTGTTAAAGCGAAGCGCCACTACGGTACGGAAGCCTAAACATATAGCGATAACCACTGTAAAAAATAGGCAAGGAATAACCCTTGTTAACGCAGGGGTTTTTTCTTTTGTGTACACTAGACACATAACTACAATCAAGGAGCAATAATGGCAATATCACGTATTACAGGCACTCAAGCATTTTCACACATGAATGTTTGGCGTCTTAATGAAAAAAATGGTTTTCTTGGCTACTGCCACAGAACATGTCAGAATGCTTGGGGACTACCTCCTAAGTATGAATCAGCTATTGATGCATGGAATCATGTACCTAAGCAGCATCGTCATACAGATCCAACTAAGGCTCCTATAGGAAGTCCCCATTTTTGGGAAGGTGGCTTGTATGGGCATGTGGCGCTTCAGTCAGATAAGAAAGATGTTGTTATTACTACTGATGCCCCTCGCCCTAATTACATTGGTTTAGAGCACATGGATTTCTTTACTAAGAACTGGGGTAAGAAGTATCTTGGTTGGGCTTCCCAGTACAACGATGTTGATTTGCAGTTGGGTAAGATGCCTTCATGATTAAATGGCTCAAGAGTTTAGATTGGGAACTTGTATTGTTCAGGTTCATTATTCTTATGACCGGCGCTTGGGCATTATTCAATGCTTTCTTACTAGCTGATTTGTTTTATTGGTACAAGACAGGTCACAATTTCTGGTAATATTTTGCTTAGTGTGGGCTTCCTAGGACGTGCCTTTACTAGCCGCAGTATTGTGGCTCCGTATGGAGTACCAATACCGCCTTGCCAAGACCCTCGTGCACCACATTCTTTCAGTGTTTGTGGGAGCGGGGGTTTTGTGCTACATTTAAGGTACTGTAGTCCAATAGAGCAGAGACGGCCAGAAAATGGAGGGATTGCAGGTTCAAATCCTGCCAGTACCACTTCGCTAGTCTATGCACCATGACGTCTGGGAGTATGGGCCTCCATTAAATTGGGCGGCGGAGTCTTTTATGGAATAAGAGTTTGTTTATTCCAAGTTATATGATAAGTTTTCTTTTAACAGCACGGATTGCAACTGTGTTGGTGAGTGGCTGAAAAAAGTCTCCTGTTTAGGTGGGATGATAAAGCACAACGTGGGTTTAGCGGCCTGGACTTAGCGGTCTAAAGCGTTGGTAGGAACAAGGCGGTACATAGGATACCTAAACTTCTCCTTGGTGGTAACAGACAATCCACCCTTACAACCTTAAGGCCCCGTATGCGGACATGATCTGATTGTGACCGGTACGGGGTCTTTTGTGATTTTAGTAGTGTAGAACCTGTGAAATTGGTAGTGTTATATTGTTTACATTGAAATATAACAAAACCACGCTAAGTGTTACATTGTTGCATCTTAGTGCAACACTTTGCTTGGTTATGTTGCACCACAATGCAAGGGGCAGGAAGGTTTCGACTAGACATTAAAACCGCATGTCGGTAGTGTTTAGGACCAGAGTTCAATTCTCTGCTGCTCCACACGCGGCCAAACAAAGGAGATAAGTGTGACAACGCAAACATTAGAGAAGACACTTGATAGGTTTTATTCAAAAACTCAAGTATCTGCAGGTACTGATTGCTTGAAGTGGGTTGGTGCTATTAATAGCCAAGGTTATGGAAACTTTTGGTATGAAGGTAAGACTGTTTCAGCACATAGGTTTATTTTTGTTATGCGCAAGAATGATGGTGAATGGCTAGATAGAAAACTAGTTGTTAGACACACATGTGATACTAGAGATTGCACAAACATTGATCACCTTATTTCTGGTACTTACGGCGACAACTTGCAAGATGCTTGGGATAGGAATCGTCGTAGTCGCACGTTAAAGAAAAAGTCTTCTGCAGTTGCTAAAAAATGGAGTGAACACGCTCACGATGTGGGACTAGATGATTTGGAAACCCCTACGTTAGAGCAGATACGTACTGCTCAAAAGTTAGCTCGTGAAGTTCTTAGGGAACAAAAAGCGCGTGGCTAGTTATGTGTTGACAGTCTTGCTACTGCTATGGTGGGTTGCATCATCGTACTCAGGAAAGTAAATGACTGAATCACCTATTTTTAGCCTTGTCAGGCCACCAACCAATAAAGAAGAGTTGTGGTGGACTGTTAAAGCGCTGTGGGGTGTTGAACTTCCAAGAGTGCAAGTGTGTCCGGATCACACAGCGCCTTTTGATGCTTTTGCAGAGGCGTATTTTGGTAATGATTACAACTGGGTGCTTTGGTATGGTTCGCGTGGTACAGGCAAGTCTTACATGCTTGCTTTGCTTGCTTTAACTAAGGCTGCTTTGCTTGAGATTAACGTAACGCTTCTTGGTGGGTCTATGGCTCAGTCACAAAACATTCATGAGCATGTGGAGTTTTTGACGCAATTTCGTAATGCGCCAGTGCACGCTATTGAATCAATTATCAAGACACAAATTACTTTTACTGGTGGTAACTGGATTCGTCCTCTACCAGCTTCTCAAAAGACTGTTCGTGGTCCTCACCCTCAAATGACTCTGCTTGATGAGATTGACGAAATGGAGCGTAAGATTTATGACGCTGCTATGGGTCAGGCTATGACTAAACCTAACGTGCGTGGCGTTGAGATTCCTGAAATGGTTGTTGCTTCTTCTACTTGGCAAAACCCTGTTGGCACGTTTCAGTCTGTTATGGATGAAGCTTTGGCTAAGGGTATGCCTGTTCGTACGTGGTGTTATCGTGAGCAGTTGAAACCTAATGGGTGGATGGATCCTGATTTTATTGAACGTAAACGTATGTCTGTTCCAGCAGAAATGTTTCGTGTTGAGTATGAACTTGGTGAACCTGCTGGTGGGTCTCGTGCGTTTGATTTGGAAAAGTTAAATAAGGCTTTTGTTGAATTGCAGATTGTTGATGAGCGTCATTCTGCTAATGATGATGAGTGGATTTTTGAGCATCCAGTGCCTACTGCTACTTATTCTGCTGGGGCTGATTGGGCAAAAGAGCAAGATAAGACTGTTATTGCTGTGTTTAGGTTAGATGAGGGTAAGCGCACTCTTGTTTATTATCGCCGGTTTAATCGTATGGATTGGCCTACGATGATTGGTGTTTTTAACAAGGTAACTACTGACTATCAGGCTATGGCAGCGCATGATGCTACTGGTATTGGCAATGTTGTTCATGACATGGTTGATGAGCGTGTGATTAAGTTTACGATGTCTTCTCAGAAGCGTACTGAGATGCTTACTAATTACATTACTGCTGTTGAGCAGGGGCGTTATCGTTTGCCTCGCAATACGCCTGCTTACAATGAGCATAAGTCCACTACTGTTGAGGAAGTTTTTGGTGGTGGTGGTTGGAACTCTCATTTGTCTGATGATGTGTGTGCTTTTGCTTTGGCTCATCATGCTGCTGAACGTATGGCTCCTCCTGCTTCTGGTGAGGGTGTTAAGAAAACTGAATTTGCTCCGGCTAAGTTTAAAGAGATTACTCCTGTCTATGAGGATGATGGGCGTTACGTTACGCAGGTTGGTTCAGTGACTGTTAAGGATGACAGTGGTGTTGGAGTTTTTAACCTTTTCTGATTGCAATCGTTTGTTTGTGGGCTTAGGCTTGTAACGTCTGTTTTCTCAGTTTGCGAGGTTCTTATGAACACTTTTCTTAAATGGTTTGGTACTAGTCCTGTTGCGGCTGTGCTAAAGATTGCTGTTAGTGGCTTGTTGGTTATTGTGTTTGATTCGATTAATTCTTATCATTTGCCTGCAGGTGTAGCTTTGGTTATTACTGCTTTTATTCCTGTTGTTGTGGACTATCTAAATCCGCATGATGCTCGTTTTGGTAAGGGCGCTGCGCCTAGCCTTGTGGATTTTTTGCAGGCTTACACTAAGGTTATTAATGCTGAGTCTGCTAATAGTGAGACGCCACAATCATGAGTGAAAAAATCGTTTCGTTAGGCCAGTTAGCGTTTGCTATCGCTTCTATCTTGTCTTTGGCCGGGATTCTTGTTCGTTGGGGAATTGTTAAACCTTTGAAGCGTTTTATTGCTGACCAAACGTACCCTATTCAGCCTCATGCTAATGGGGGCGATTCTTTGCCTGATGTTATTAAGACTATTAAACGTATTGAAAATAAGTTGGACCAGCACCTTGAAGTAGATCACGGACGCTAAAAAAGCCATAGTGTATGGTTATCTCATACCTTCGGAGGATTTATGGAACTTATTGCGTCTTTGCGTAAAACATTGGCTAATGTTGTTACTGAGTATTTTCATGCTCATGGGTTTCATTGGAATGTTGTTGGCCCTGAGTTTGCGCAGTTGCATGAGTTTTTTGAGTCTGTGTATGAAGACATTTATTCTTCGATTGACCCTATTGCTGAGATTTTGCGTAAGTTGAATGCTAAGTCTCCTTTTCGTTTGTCTGAGTTTATGGCTGATTCTACGATTACTGAGGCTAATCCTGTTGAGGCTTTAGATATGGTTCATGCTTTGAGCATGATGAATACTAAGGTTATTGAGTCTTTGAATGAGACTTATGGTTTGGCTAATGATGCTAATGAGCAGGGTGTGTGTAATTTTATTGCTGAACGTATTGATATGCATAAGAAGTGGGCGTGGCAGATGCGCTCATTGTTGAGTTAGTTATGTATGTTCGTAAGAGTCAGTTAGAGATTCCTGGCATTGGTGATGTGTTTCATGAGACTGCTAAGCGTAAATTACCTAACTATGCTTGGTGGAAGCACATGAATGGTAAAACTTCTAAAGTGCAAGTTATTGGTCCGCATCCAACGCTTAAAGACCATTTTCATGTTATTGATCATCAAGATGTTAAGCGTGCTTTACATCGTGACCAAATTTCGTTTATTAAGTCAAAACCTATTTCAAAGTCGTTGGAGTATAGTGTAGTTATGAATTCTGTAAATAAAAAATATGACGGTCGTGACTTGTCGCATTTGTCCACCAAAGACAGAATCAAAAATAACCCTCAATATATAGCACCTATTGCTGGCGGAGCTGCTCTTACCGGTATGTCGATACGAAATTATCATAAAGCCAATGTTGCTTTTTTAGACAGCCACAACAAAATGTTGGATTATGGAGGGCATGCTTTATCAGAACACCTTGATCCAAATAATAAAATTACAGCTTCTGCTTTTAAAGATCAAGAAATTGCTGCGTGGGAGCACGGGAAAAAATTAGTAAAAAGAGGCAATAAATATCTTGCTGGTTCTGCTGCGCTGATGACTGCTGGTATGGCAAATAATGTTAGAGTTGCAAACAAACGACATAAACTTTATGAGCAAAAGAATGGACATCCACCAGAAATCAAAAAATCTATGAATCAATCCCGTTTTGGCGGCGCTAGTGCTGTTGCTAAGGGTCACGCAGGGGATAAGTATGACAAAGAGCTTGCTGAAAATCGTGCAAAGATTAGCACTACTCACACTATTAATCGCAATGCTTTTCGCCAGGGCGTTAAAGGTGGGTTGATTGTAGGGGTTCCTACTACTGCCGCTGCTACTTATGGTGCAGTTAAGGGCAAGCAGAAACTTTCTGAAATTAAGAAAGCATCTATGGGCGCCGCAAGGGTGTTTGAGGGCGCAGCTAATGATATTCGTCGTGCTGTCCCTGTCGGTCATGGTACTGGTGGTATGGGCGACCCTGAGGTGCGTCGTAGTATTCGCGAGCATGCTGCGCGTGAGATGCAACGCGGTTTGTCTAGAGGTAAAGAAGTTGCTGTTCGTGCTAAAAGTGAATTGGCTGATACACGTCCTCCTGCGTCTAAGAGGGGCACAGACATTGCTTTGAGGGGTAAGAATAGTCTTGTTAGTTTGCGTCAGAGTGTAAAGCCTAAGCCTGTTAAGGCTAGCCAAGAACTTTTGCCTATTAAGCAAGGTACTTCGGCACCTAAGGTTGAAGAGCCACTTCGTTCAGAAAAGGCTAGTCCTAAGCATTCATTTGTTGTTCCGCCTAAGCCTGCCGCAACTGGCGCTGCTCCACACGCTGCACCTCCTGCTGGCCCGCATCGTTTTGATGAAGGCGTTAAGACTAAGAGTTATGTTCCTCATGCTTTGGCTGCTGCTGGCGTGGGTACTACGGCTGGTGTGGCTATTACTGATCCTCAAAAGCGCAAGAATTGGGCTAGTGGGGCTAAGAGCCAGATTCATGAGTTGACTAAGGCTGAGAACTATGATGCTTCTGGCAATCCTCGTCAGAGTCCAACTATTTCTGGTAATACTGCGTTGGGTCTTGCAGGTGTTGGTACTGCTGCTTTGGGCGCTCGTACTTTGGGTCGCGCAGGTAATTTGCCTCATACTGCGGCGCGTAATGCTAATCTTCAGACTAACAATTTGCTGCAGCAACAAGGTTTGAATGCTAATAAGGAGGCTGCTCGTCAGGCTGCTGAGGCTAAGGCAGCTAAGGCTAAAACTCCTTGGGGCAAGTCGCGTGCCAATAAGCAAGTAGATCGTGCTATTTATCATGAGTCTCGCCAGAATGAGCGTTTGATTGCTCAAGAGGGGAAGACTACTGCTGCGCATGATTTGGCGCATGCTGTTAAGCCACGTATGAAGATGATGCGTAATGGTGGTTTGGCTATGGTTGCTGGCGGCACTGCTTTGGCTGCGGGTGCTTTACATAATGCTGGTAAGAATCGTGAGGTTCCTCAGTAATGACTATTTCGCAGTCTCGTTTTGGTAGCCAAGCGGAGGTTGGTCGTTCGCCTAATCGTAAGAATGCCAAGGATCAGCATCATTGGGGTGCTGCTGTTGGTTTAGGTGTTGCTGGTACTGGTTATGGTGCCACTCGCGCTGCGAGTGTATTGAGTAATAGTGCTGGCGCTTCTAAAGCTAAGGCTAATCAGTCTCGTGCTGGTATTCGTATTAGTCAGGGCGACGCTAATCTTGCTAGGAATCTTCAAGCAGTTGAGCAGGCTAAGTTGGCTAAGTTACGTGGTCGCAATAAAGGCCAAGCGATGTGGATTGTTGATGGTCAGGGTCGTAGGGTTAATGTTCCGGCTACTGCAGATAGTGCTTTTATGCATGGTGTTATTAATGATGTGGTTCGGGAAAGCAATAAGCATGCGCAGACTGCTAGCAGGCATGATTTGGCAACTAAAAAGTCTCGTGATGAGGCGCGTGCTCATGCTCAAAATTATGCTCGTATGAATCGTTACAGTAAGTTGGCTTCTCGTGGCGGAAAGATTGCTATTGGTACTGGCTTGCTGGGCGCGGCTGGTGCTTTGGCTCAAACTGAACATGCTCGTGGTACAGTTGGCTACAAGCGACCTACACGCGCACAATTAAGGGGACGTAATGTCAGATGATGTACGTTTGGCGGCTAGACAAACTGATGGCTTAAATGCCACGCCTGCTGATATTCAGGCTTTAGAAGAATTAAAGAATGCTTCGCCGTTTCTGGAACTGGGTACTACTGGTCTTAAGCGTGCTGGTGGCTATATTGATGAACAGTTTCTTCCGCAGTTGCGTGGGCGTAAGGCTGTTCAAGTCTTTAAGGAAATGGCTGAGAATGACCCTTTGGTTGGGTCTTTGTGGTTCACTATAGATCGTTTGATTCGTAATGTTGAATGGCGTGTTGAGCCTGCCAGTAAGTCTAAAGAAGATACTGATAATGCAAAGCTTGTTGAAACTTGTATGGATGACATGTCTCATACTTGGGATGATTTTATTTCTGAGGTTTTGTCTTGTGTGATTTATGGCTGGTCTTGGCATGAGATTGTGTACAAGCGTCGTGTTGGTCCGTGGGAGCGCGATTCTTCTAAGCGCTCTAAGTACACTGATGGTTTGATTGGCTGGCGTAAGATGCCAATTCGCGCACAGGAAACTTTGTTGCGTTGGGCGTTTGATGATACTGGTGATGTTTCTGCGATGATTCAGTTGGCTCCTCCTCGTTATGAAACTAAGGTTTTGCCTATTGAGCGTTCGTTACTGTTTCGTTATCGTCATCAAAAAGGTAATCCTGAGGGTATGTCTATGCTTCGTCAGGCTTATCGTCCTTGGTACATGAAGAAGCGCCTTGAAGAATATGAGGCTGTTGGTATTGAGCGTGACCTTGCTGGTTTGCCTGTTGTTAAGGTGCCGGCAGAGTTTTTGCGGGCTAAGCCTGGCTCTCAGCAGGCTCAAACTGTTGAGGCGTTTAAGCGTATGGTTAAGTCTGTGCGTCGTGATGAGCAAGAGGGCATTGTGTTTCCTATGGCTTATGATCAGGACACTAAGCAACCTTTGTATTCGTTTGAACTTATGGGCGGTGGCGGTGCTCGTGCTTTCAATACTGATGCAATTATTCAGCGTTATGAGCAGCGAATTTTGATGTCTGTTTTGGCTGATTTTATTATGGTTGGTCATGAGGGTGGTGGCTCTTACAGTTTGCATACTGATAAGACTGGTATTTTTCGTACTTCGCTTAACTCTATTGCTGGTTCTATTGCAGATACTTTGAACCGTTATGCTATTCCTCGGTTGTTTTCTGTTAATGGTATGAAGCCTGCTGAGTTGCCTAAGATTGTGCCTGGTGATGTTGATAGTCCAGATATTGCGCAGTTGGCTCAGTTTATGTCCGCTATGTCTAGCACTGGTGTCACATGGTTCCCAGACCCAACTATGGAGAACTTTATTCGAGATGCTGCTCGTTTGCCTAAACTTAATGAAGAGGATGAAGATCGTCGTCGTCAAATGCAGATGCGTACGGAGGCTACGCAATACGCACAAGCTAACATTGCGTATGTTCAGGCTAAGCAACAGTTGGCTCAAACTTTGATGGGTCAGCAACAACAGCAAGCGCAGCCTGGTCAGCCTGGTCAACAGGATAGTCAACAGAATGCTAGTCAACAAGAAAGTCAACAACAAAATCCTCAGCAGGGGCAGTAATGAATTTGGTTCTTGAACATAGGGCGCAAATGACTATTGCGGGTGCTTGTGCGCACATTGCGCAGGAGAATAATGCTGATGCTGCAAAACTTGTTAATTTGTTTGTGTCTGATGTTATGGAAGAGAATGGCGTTAAGTTTGATGAGGCTTTAGAGATGCTGGCTCGTGCTGGCATTGCTGTTTCTATGATGGCTGCTGAACCTAATGTTGAGGAAACTTTTAGGCGTATTACTTTGGCGCTAAGTGGGTTGTGATGAAGAAAGAGTCAAAGAATAGATTACATGGCGTTGAGGCTGCTGCTGTTGGTGGCAGTCTTACTGGCGTGGGCGCTAACATCAATTACCGCGCTGAGCGTACTTTGAGGGAGTCTGGCAAGAAGGGTTTGTGGGATGCTACTAAGGCCCGTGAGTTAGGTTCTCATCATGCCAAGTTTGTTGGTTCAAAGTTTGGTGCTCGTGGTTTGCAGGTCACAGGTATTCCTTTGGCTTTGGTTGGCGCTAAGCATGCTGTCACTGGTGAGGATACTCGTCGTTTGGACATTCACCATGATGTGGTTAAGCCTGTTGCTCGTAATGCTGTTATGGCTGACCAGTTGAAGCGTGGGGAAAAGACTTTGAGTAAGAGTGATGCGCCGGAGTATGAAGACAAGATTCTTAATTCTAAGCGTCGCGCTAAGAACTTTTCTCGTGTTGCTGGCACTTTGGGTCTTGCTGCTTTGGGTACTCGTGCACCTGAGATTGCTAATTATGCTGTTAAGAAAACTCCTAAGTTGGCGGCTAATAAGCATATTTCTACTTTGATTTCACATGAGCCTAAAGCGACTAAAGCTTCTAACGCATTGGGTATTGGCTCTATTGGTGTTGGTTCTTTGGGTGCTTTTAATAATGCTCATATGCAAAACTTAGAAGTTAAGCAGGGTAAGCAGCGTAGGGCTTCGTCTTCTATTATTAAGCGCGATGACAAGTTTTTGGCTACTCATCGTGATCGTATTAGTCCAAAGGCTGAAGAGGGCTATAAGTATTTAAAACACGGCGCTAATAGTCGCACGTTTGATGCCGCTGCTGCTGGAGCGTTAGGTACTGGCGCTATTGCTTATTCTGTCAGGGATTTGCGTCATAAGAATAAGGCTGGTGCGGCGCTAGGTACTCTTGCTGGTGCTATTACTCTTAAAGAAGCGCATGATAATGCTCGGGCTGCTAGGGCTTGGAATGCTAAGGCTAATAAGATTAAGGCTAAGGCTTATGAGCGCGAGGCTGTTGGTGAGTGGGGTAAGGGCCGTCATGTTGCTGTTGCTAAGTCTTTGTGGGATGTTGAAAAGGCATCTTTGGCTTTGGTGCCTAGCGTTCCTAAGGGTTTGATGCGTAAGCCTGCTATTAGAGCAGGTCATTTGATGAGAACGCGTAGTGGTAAGGTTGTTTCTGTTAATGGGTCGATTGGTTAAGGGGTTTTGTTGTGTCGTTGCTTGATGCGGTTCGTAAGGCTGTAGAGGAAGACCCTATTGGCGGTTCGATTCTTATTGATGAAATCGTTTATTCGGTTTTGGCTGATGAGGCTGAGCAGGTTCGCCCTGCGGTTGAAAAGATGCTGTCTGTGTTTATGGCAGAGCGTGTTGGTGTTGCTAAGCGTGCGTTAGGTCGTGCATATGTTGAGACTATGGCTAATGGTGAGTATCCTGACCCTGAAGTTCAAAAGAATGCTGAATGGATTGCGGGCATCGAGCGTTTTATTGCTTCAGATATTTCTAAAGCTGATGATCGTACTTTTGATGAGCGTCTTCATCCTCGTGGCAGTGGTGGCCGCTTTAGTGTCAAAGCACCTCCTGCGGCTGAGGTAAAAGCAGGCGCATACGTTGGTTATGCCGCTGCGCAGCATAAGTCTAAGCATAGTGCGTCTACTCAAACGCACGTTATGCATGATGGTAAGAAAAACGTTTATGCTGAAGGTATTCATCCGGATACGCAAGAACTTGTTGACCAGCATCAGTATCAGTGGGATGCAGCTAATCAGCAGGCTAATAGCATTATGGAAAGTTTTGGTCGTGATGCGGGAAAGATTAACCTTCGTATTACTGTTCAAAATAAGCATAATGACAAGTTGCGTGACATTGTTGTTCCTGGCTCTGAGGCTAAGGGTGGTCTACCGTCTGATAGCGCTTGGTCTATTAATGATGATTACAAGTCTATGAGTGTTGATGCGGCTAATTTGGATAACCCTACTGACCAAATTCTTATTGATAATAAGGTTAATGCTTATAATGTGATGGGTAATGCAGGCGGTCCAGCTTTGGCTGAATTGGGCACTATTGATTCTTCTCGTTACACAAAACTTGGTCAGACTATGGATCGCGGTTACATGCGTTCTCAAGACAAGTCTAAGATGGGCACTTTCTTTGACCGGTTGCATGCAGGTGGTGGCATTCTTCGTGAAACTCCTGGTATGGAAAAGTATGGGCGTTTTGCGCAGTTTGTTGGTCAGACTGGTCCTGAGGCTGAAAAGTATTTGGGGCCTTATGCTCAGCAGGCTGCGTATCGTTACCGCGGTACTGAGAAAGAACCTGATTTAGATTTGGTTAGTCAGTTTAATAGTGTCACTATGAATGCTGTTAATGCTGTGGCTACTAACCCTAATAATACTTTGGCTATGAATCATCTTGAAAATGAAGTTTCAGGTCAGGGTGAAAAAGACGTTGTTGCTACGTCGGCTGTTTATGAAATGAATCATTTGAAGCGCACTCGTGGTGGCGAGTATACGCCAGATGAGTTGGCACTAAATGTTCGTGCTGATGTGGCGGCTCGTCATTTGTTGAATACGTTACCGTCGGACCCTTTTGTTGCTGATTTGTCTCGCGCAGCGGGTAATGTGTTGCCGTCGCAGGGTGTCATTATTGATGCTGATGGCGATGTTGTTAGTCAGTCTGTTGGTTTTTCTGATGACCATTATTTGCCTTTTGATTTGAAGAATCTTAAGTCTTTGCGTGGCGGCCAGTATGTGCGTACTCGTCAGCAGGGTGGTTTGACTGCGGAGGATGTTTATGCGTCTATTCGTACGGGTGCGCGTATGGCTACTGTTGTTTCCAGCAGTGGTGTGTTTTCTTTAGAGTTTGACCCTAATTTCCGTGGCGCTCGCGCTAACTCTGATAAGGCTCGACAGATGGTTGACCGCTATGTCAGTATTCTTGATGCGGTTCAAAACTCTAATTTGTACACTCAAGATATTGATCAGCGTGAAAAAGAACGTCTTCGCGGTATGGCTAACTCTATGGGCTCTACGCCAAAAGAACGCAAAGATTTGTTTGAGCATTATGTTGACCAAGCTCGTACTGCTGGTGCGACGCTTAATGAGCAAGATTTGCAGATGCTTCATGAGGATGCCATTAAGCAGGTGGATTCTGAGGGCTTTAAGTACAAGAATGAGCGTTACAATCGTCGTGTTAATGAAGTGTTTGATGAGTTGGCTGAGCAGAAGCGTGCAGCCCGTGTTTCTCGTCTTAATCTAAATTCAAAAGGTTATGACGCTGCTTTGCAAACTTTGCAACAGCAGTTCCCTTATTTTATTCGTTCTGTTAAGTATCAGCCTTTGACTGCTGATAAGAATGGTCAGCGTGGATTCTTGCAGTCGCTTGGTCAGTCTGGTGCTGCGGGAGCGCGTCAAAAGTTGGGCGCTAAGGATCAGGGTTATGTTAATGCTGGTGCCGGTGATTTACGGCCTAATGTTGGTTACAAAGAGCCTAAGGAAGAAAAGACTGAGGCTGGTGCAGCGCCTAAGGAAGAAAAAGTTAGTGCAACACCTTCTGCTGGTGCAACACCTGAGACTAAAGCTAAGCCTGTTCCTAAGGCTAAGTTTTTGGGTGATTTGGAAGCATTTACTGCTGTCGCGGATAAAGAAGCATCTAAAGATGTTGAAGAGTTGGCGTCTATGTTCCGCAGTCATGACCCAACAATTCAAGGTATCCCAGGCACTACAGAGTGGTCTGTAGCAAAGGGTGCTTTTGAAACTACTGGTGATAAACGTTTGGCTGCTAAGTATCTTTTGGCTGCTTCAAATAATGGAGAGCACGATGCTTTAGTTAAGGCTTACAAATCAGACCCTGCTGTTGTAGGCGCGGTTTTGTCTGATGAAAAAGCAGTGAAAGAGGCTTTGGCTGCTTTGTATGGTTCTGCTTGGAAGGGCGAATCTGAAGCCAGTTTTGGTATGTCGCTTGAGGATTTGCAAAACAATGTGCATTATGTGGCAGATAAAATTAACGATTCTGCTTCGTTAAAGTCTCCTTACGCACCTGCGGCTCATGGTCCTGCTGGTCTATTTTATTCAGGCGATAAGCCTCAGGAGATGGCTGAGTTGGCGTCTGTTAATGACAAGGCTGGTCTTAAAGCGATGATTAATGCTAATCCTGCGGTTGCCGAGATTGCGTCAGACCTTGATGGTTTGGATAACACTCAAATGAGTAAATTGGTCGCTGAGCGCGTTGCTGTGCTTAAAAAAGCTAAGGATGCTCGTATTGGTGAGTTGTTTAGTTCTGAGGCCGCTATTGATCCGGATAAGGCTGCTGACAAGGCTTTGTCTAAAGCAGGCATTACTCCTGATGAATGGAAAGATGCGATGGGGTCTAGCACTAGTTCTCATTTTGGTACATTCCAACAGTTCTTGCCTGAAACTATTGACCAGCGTGCGCAAGCTACACAAGCTGCTTGGGGTGCTATCTATACGTCTCAGTTGATGGATAAGTTAGAGGAGTTGAAAGCATCTTCTGCTGAGGCAGGTGGTGTTGAGGCCCCAAAAGCGGAGCCCCCAGCGGGGGAGTTAGCGAAAAGCCAGCAGGGGTACTCGTCCCGACAGGTGCTCATCGCGAAGAATCATTGGCTGGCCCAAGAGGTGGCAGTGAGGCGCGAGGCGGGTCTACCACTGGTGCCGATACGGCAAAAGTAGAGCGTATTAGTTCTGACCTTCATTCAATGATTGGTATGAATGAAGTGGCTAATGAAGTGGATAGTCTTGTTGCTACTGGTTTGATGAATCAGAAGCGCGAAGAAGCTGGCTTGCCTGTGTCTAATAACGCTAAGCATTTGGTGTTTGTTGGTGAGCCTGGTACTGGTAAAACGACTGTGGCTAAAAAGTTGGCAAAGTTGTATAACGCGGCTGGTTTGTTGCCAAAGGATACTGTTGTTGAGACTGACCGTAGTAAATTGGTTGGTAAGTATGGCAATAACATTTCTGATCGTGTTCGTAAAGAGTTTGAGTCTGCTCGTGGCGGTGTTTTGTTTGTTGATGAGGCTTACACTCTTGCGGATGATGCTTTTGGTAAAGAAGCTGCTACTCAGTTGATGAAACTTATGGAGGAACATAAGGATGATACTGTGGTTATTGTTGCTGGTTATCCGGGTGAGATGGGTAAGTTTATGGCGCTTAATCCTGGTATGAAGTCTCGTTTTTCTAAGACTGTTAATTTTCCTAACTATTCTCATAAGGAGCAGGTACAGATTCTTGAGCAACGTATGGCTAGGCATAAGGATGTGGTTGATAGTCCACAGACTGCTAAGGCTTTGAATGAGGCTGTTCGTGTGGCATCTGCTGAAGGTGGTAATGGCCGTGCTATGGAGCGTTTGCATGCCAGACTTGAAGAGGCAAGAAATGTGCGTTTGAGTCGTAAGCCTGATTTGTCTACTGAAGATTTGTCTGTGTTTACTGTTGATGATGTAAACTCGGCTATCGGGGCTTCTAGCTCTTAGCATTGAAAGTAGGGGATTGTGAATCGTTGGTGGGCCAATCCGGAGTTATCTGCAGAGATTTTAAAGTCTGTTGATGATTCGGATGTTGTCAATGGTGTTGGTGTGGCTGTTTTGGGTTATCACGGGCTTGCTATGGGTGTTTTAAAGCCTTTAGTTACTCAGACACTAGTTGATACTCATACTGTGCGTAAGGCGCTTTTACAGGTTGATTTACAGCCTATTGCTAAGGCTTTGTCTGAGGCAACTAAACCTGTTATGGGTGATGCTTCTGAACGTTATGGCAAATTGTTGGCTGATGCTATTCATGAGAAAGCCGTGGCTTCTACTGAGCGTTTATTGCATACGTGGACAAATAACGGAATGCCTTGGCCTAACGCTATTGAACGTGCTGCTGAGGTGCATGGTGTTCCTGTTGAGCGTCTGGGGCGTTATGCGTCTGTTATGAAAGCGGCTACTGTTAATCCGCATATTCGTGCTGATTATGCTGATCGCGAGTTGATGACTTATGCATCTGTTATGGGTAGTCGTGAGTCTTTGATTTCTTCTGAGTTAATTTCTAAGCAAAAGTCTGAGTTTGAAGAGTTGCACCCTAGGGCTTCTGATGGTCGTTTTACTGATAAGAGTGAAGTTCTTGATTTGCGTGCCAAGTTGAATAAGATGAAAAAGTTTAAGGCTGCTCGTGAGGTTGGTTCGCAAGTCAAGCGTGGTACTTTTGATTTTGCTAGGTCTAAGACCGCTGGTGAGTCTCGAACTAAGATTGCGCCTCGTACTAAAGTGGAGCCTAAAAAAATGGAGGTGCAAACTACTGGCGATACTTTTAAAACTAGTTTTAGGCATTCTTTTCGCAAGCCTGATTTTAAACTAAACGACCCTAGTGGCGATTGCCCTACGGTTCCAACGTTTTTTGTTAATGGTGACGTGTATATTCCTGTTAATGCTTCTTTACTTAATCAAATTAAAAAGCAGAGTAATCTTTTTACTGCGTGGGATGTTAAGAATCATGATGGTAATGGTGAACTTGAGGCTTTTGGCAAAGATGGCTTTAGTGACTATGTTGACATACGTGGTTTAAAAAATATTGTTAATGAAGGCACTGTTCTTCTAAAATGTAGTTACACGCCTGTTCACAAGAATCGTGCTGATGTTTTGACTAATTCTAGCGGTAATCCGCATACTGATGATTTTAAGTGGAGTACTGTTGCACCTAAAGCTACATTTAGACTTGTTACTGGTGGCCCAGAGCCTCGCAGTTTAATGTCTTTGATTAATGCCGGCAAGCATAAGTTGCACAGTTATTCTGACGATTTTGAAGACGATTTTGTACCTAATACTGATGATTTTAAAGTTTATGAAATCGCTTTGGTTAATGATGATCCTGATTTGTGGGAAGAAGATATTAGTAAAAATTTGTCAGATGAGGAGCGTGAGGTTTTTAACGTAGAACATCCTCGTGCTGTTAATGGTCAGTTTACTGATAAGAATGTTACGTCTCTTAAGGCTAAGTTGGATAAGCGCAATAAGATGGCTCGCCAGCGTGAGATTGGGCAAAAAGCTAAGCAGGGTAATTTTGATTTTAAAGAGTCGCGTCAGAATCAAGCTGATGTTCGTCAGAAGGTTTCTGCTTTGCGCCAAGAGCCAGTTTTTGCTGAAACTAAATTTAAGCAAAGTTTTAAAACTAATTTTAAAATGTTTTATAGGGATGAAACACATGACCCTATTAAGTTTGGTGACAGTTGGGCTGTGATTGTTCCTTACGGTATGTCTCCTATGCCTGATTTGTGGCCATGGTTAAATGAAAAAGCATTTAGCGAGCGTTCGTATAAAAAAGAAACTCACCCTAAAGGTCCTACAGAAATAGTTTCAGGAAATCTTGAGGATGATAGAACTGCTTTAAAAGTGTTTAAAAATACTCATGGCAGCAGTTTGTTAATACCTAGAGAACAACGCACGTCTCCCGGTAGGGCTTTGTCACCAGTTGTTGGAAATATTATTAATCATGCTGATCGCAGAGAGCCTGAAAAAATTATTAAAGTTACAGGTACTGGTGGTAATAGCGAAGATACTGGTGAGTGGTCTTTTGAAACACCTGAGCAGGCGCTTGAAGCGGCTAATAATAGTAAGCAGCGTTTTAGTCTAAGTAATTCATTTTTAATGTGGCAACCGGAAGCTTTGATTAATGAAAACGGCGAATATGATGCTATTTTGGCTGGGTACAACCCAGAAGAGAAATATCAACTTATTGTAGGTAGTTATAGTGACCTTTGGGAAGCGCATTATATTGCTAACGAAAATCCTGAAGAGTTTGCTGAAAGAGTAAAAATTGTGCCTTCTGATAAGGACGTAAGTAATTTGCAGGAGTTTTTATCACTTAGTGATAGCGATGAGATTATTGATGAAGTTAATTCGGCTATTCGCGATAAGGGTACTAACCCGCCAATAGAATTGTATGAAATTAAAGTTATGCCACCTTGGTAGACTTTAGCTGTAAGATAAGATAAACGTAATAAGAATTTGGAGAATCAATGGATTCGTTAGAGATTGTTAAGTCGCTTCATAAGGTTGATCCTGGCTTTGTTGATTTGTGCAAAACTTTGTTTGGCGATGCTGTTTATCCTGAGGCCATTTGGGAGTATTTGTACACTCCTGAGGGTATTTCTAAGATGGGTCCAGAGCCTTCAGAGCTAAATACTTCTTCTAGTAATAAGCGTGGCCGTCTTGTTCCACAGGAGCGTACTCCGCAGGTGCCTCGCGTTAAGGTTCCACCTAAGCATTCTCATAAGGGCGAGCAGGTTGATAATACTGACGCTATGAGTAAGTCTGATGATGATTTTGACATTACGTGGGCTGGTGAGTTTGCTAAGTCTGATGAGGATAAGCGTCAAGTTTTTGGTTGGGCTTCTATTGTTGAGGTTGATGGTCGCCCGGTTGTTGATCGTCAGGGCGATTGGATTACTCCTGAAGAGATTGAGAAGGCTGCATACCAGTATGTTCTTAATTCTCGTAAAGCAGGTCATCAGCATAAGCGTGATGGCGACCAGCCGTTTCATGCCGGTGACATGATTGAGTCTTTTGTTATGACACCTGAAAAGGTTGAAAAGATGGGTTTGCCTGACGATACTCCTATTGGTTGGTGGGTTGGCTACAAGATTCATGATGAGGATGCTTGGCAGAAAGTTAAGAAGGGCGAAGTTACTGGCTTTTCTATTCATGGTCGCGGTAAGCGTAAAGAAGTCTAAAAATGTCTATCAGTAGAGCTTTTGTTGAAAGTAACATTTCTAAAGGGTCAAATGTTAGGGAGTTTCCGTATCTTCCTGAGAACATTAGGGATTGGCAAAATAATGCTGTGCCTATTCGTCGTAATCCTGTGTCTCCTTTGCAAATGATTGCTTCGGCAAATGTTATGGCTGTTGGTAGTAATTTGGGTAATCAGTCTGGTATGACTAAACGTCAGTTGCGTCGTTTGGCTCGTGGTTTGAATATTTATGAGGGTGGTCGCGCAACAGTGTATTCGCCTCTTGGTCAAGGTACGATGGTGTAATGGCTGCTGATTCTTCTAATCATAAAAATCATGCGCACGAGCTGGGCGCTGGTCTTGTTGGGTCTACTATTGCTGAGGGCGCTGCTGTTGCGGAGTCGGCTAAAAAGTATCGTAATCTTAAGGCTAAAGGTTTTCAGGCTACGCCTGAAGAAATGGGCGCTATTGCGCGTAAGATTGGTGCTAAGAACGCAGCAATTGCTGGTCTTGGTTTGCAGGGCGTAAATATGGCTATTGGTGCGGGTGCTGCGCACCACTTGTTGAAGAAACCTAAAGGAAGTGCAATGAATACTGGTCAGTCTGCTGTAAATAAGTCGCAGGGTTCTGTGAGCCGTAATGGTCATGGTAAAAACTTGAATGATAAAAAGAATGGCATTGTTGCTTCTAACACTATTGCTAGTGGTGCTATTGGGGCTGGTTCTGCAGGCTATTTGGGCCACATGCTAGGTGATGGCGGTTTTGAGCGTAGTTTAACTGGCGTTAAGGAAGATAAGGCCACTAAGCCTAAGCGCGAGATGGTTCGTGGTTCTCGTAGTTCTAATCGCGAGTATGAAAAGATGATGCGGGCTAATGGCTTGATGCAGAAAAAAACTTTGGCTGAGCATGGCAAGAGGGCTAAGGCGCTTGCTGGTAAGAATAAATGGGCTGTTGGCGGCGCGGTTGCTGGTGGCGCTTTGGGTGCTGTTGATGGTGCTATTCGTGGTCAAGAGTATGTAAATGCTGCTCACCGTTCGGGCATTCAAAAGTCTTTGGTGGAAGTTTCTAAAGGATTGCCTAGTTCAGTAAACACAGCAACAATGATGTCTAGCCATACCTCTGACAGAATCATGGCTAACGCTTATGGAAAAAACGTTTCTTCTCGTGTTTCAGCTGTTAGAAATCAAGCTGGTAAAGATACTGGGCCTTTGTCTGGCCTTAGAGCTGAGCAGGAAGCAAAGCGCATCAGAGATGCTAAAAAAACCGGTATTGATTTACGCAGTGAGTCCCGCAGGGCGTTGGACAAACCAAGCAAACGCGCTAGTTCATTTAAAGAGTCGGGTGTTGGCAAGGCCTATCGCCGTTTTGATCCTGAGGCTGATCGTCAGCGTCGCTTAGGTCTTTATTCTGGCGCTGCTGCAGGTACTGGCGTTGTATTGGGTCGTGAGGCTGCACGAAATTACACAGTTAGCGGTCTTGATTCTGCTAGCCGCGCTAAGGATGGTTTGGGAATTAAGTTGAAGCCTGGTTTGACCAAGCGTGGTTTGGGTTTGACTGCTGCAGCGTTGGGCGCCAGTGTTGTTAGTGCTGGGTCTTACAAGCGTGGTGTTAGTGCTCGTAATCAGCCGTGGACATAAAAGTTGTTAAGTCTAATGCGAGCAATCATTTTTTGTAAGAAGATTGGAGTACTATGAATCAAAATGTAAAGCGTCTTTTTGACATTGAGATAGATGAGGTGTCTGTCGTGGACCGTCCTGCTAATCAGCATGGCCTTATTGCTTTCGCTAAAAACGACGATAGCGCTGAAGAGATTCCTGCTGCTTTGTTTGATGAAACTGGCGAGGAAGTTCCTGCTGAAATTCTTGAGCATGGTGATGTTGTTTTTGATGCTGAAGGCAACGAGTATGTTTACGTCGAAGATGAAATTGAAGATGATTCTGATGACGATGTTGAAAAAAATATGTTCTCAGGTTTTGCAGAAAAGTTTGCTGCAACAAAGATGGGACAAAAGGCTCTCCCGCACATGATTAATGCTGCGGAGAAATCTGGCACTGCATACCGTGGTGCTACAAGTTCTGAAGCTGGTCAGTCGCTTGTTCGTGGTGCGAAGAAGACGTCTGGTTGGGTGAAAGAAAATCCAGGCAAAAGTCTTGCCGTTGTTGGTGCCACCGGTGCCGCTGGTGGATACGCCTTGTCTAAGGCAGAAATGAGTGATCATATGAGTCTAGGTGACTCGGTTCTTGAGGAACTAAGTAAGGCGGTCACCGAGCGTGATCGCGAAGAAATTATCGCTAAGGCGATGGATGAAGTTGAAATCGCGAAGGCTCAGGCTGCTGAAGCATTTGAATATGCTGCAGCAATTGAGGATGCCCGTATCGAAGATGCTTTCATCTCTAAGGCAGCGGAGTACAATCTTCCGGTTGCTCCTGAGGTATTTGGCCCTATTTTGAAGTCAATCGCTGAGGCTTTGACTGATGAAGAGCTAGAACTTGTCGATGAACTTTTCTCTGCTATCGGTGATGCGTTGTACAACGAAATCGGGTATGTTGGAGATACAGACAATGCTTCGGTACTTGATACTGTAAATGGACTTGCTAGCGAGTTTGTTGGTAAGGCTGATGTGTCTTACGAGCAGGCTTTTACTGCAATGTTTGAATCTAATCCAAGCGCATATGACGCTTACCTAGCAGAAGGACGATAAGTCATGGCTTACGAAGAGTCCCTTAAATCCATTTCCCTCGCTGCTGACGCTTCGATTGCTGGTTACACCGGTGTATCTAACGTTGGTCTTGGTGGATTCCCATCTAGCAAGTCTTTGACTGCTACTGTTTCTTACGCATCGTCAGTGAACACTTTCACCACTCCAACACCTCATGGTTTTTCTTTTGGTGACACGATTGTTGTTACTGGTGCTACTGCTGCAGGAAATAATGGTACTTTCACTATTACAGGTATTGCTTCGGCAACTACTTTTACTGTTGCTAACGCTACCCCTGGTGTTACACAGTCTACTGCAGGTATCACTGTAACTCGTAACATTAGCACTGCTGGTAATCAGTACCGCTTTGTTAAAGTGACTGGTTCTAAGACTGCTGGTCTTTGTACTTCTGCATCAGATTACTCAATTGGTGTTTTGCAGAATAAGCCACAGGTTGTGGGCGCTGCTGCTCAGGTTGGCTTCATTGGTGTTTCGTTTGTAGTTTCAGGCGATACAGGTATTACTGCAGGCGCAAAAGTAACTTCAGATTCATTAGGTGCTGCTACTAGGTTCCTTGGTGGTTACACTAACGCTCTAAGTTACTCACAGGGTTCAACTTCTAGCACCTTCTCTTCACCAACTGTCACTATGACTCTTGGTGCTGCAGGAACTGGTACCACTACTGACGTAACGTCACATGGCGTACAGGTTGGCGACATCGTTAACATTTCGTATGCTACAACTGCTGCTAACAACGGTACTTTTGTTGTAACTGCTGTTGGTGCTACTACAATCTCTTACATTAACGCTGCAGGTGCTGCTGAAGCTGGTCGTGCTTCTTCAGCTACCAAGGTTAACGTTATTCGTAATCAGGTTATTGCTGGTACCGCACTTGCTTCTTCGTCTACCGCAGGCGAGCTTATCCCCGTGCTTCTGGCCGCACGATAGAAATAGGAGACTAACTCATGCCAAGTCCATCCCAGTCCGATCTGCATGTTAATGTGCCGTTGACCAATGTGTCGATTGCCTACATGCAGTCTGCAGATGCATACATTGCTGACAAGGTTTTCCCTAAGGTTCCTGTCAAGAAGCAATCTGACCTTTATTGGAAGTACAGCAAGAGCGATTGGCGTCGTACTGACGTTGCTCGTCGTGCTCCTTCTACAGAGTCACCTGGCGTTGGTTGGAATACAACCACCGACCAGTACTTTGCTCATGTCTACGCTGTTCACAAGGACATTGATGACCAGCTACGCGCTAATGCTGATAGTAACTTTGTGCTTGACCGCGATAGCACCGAGTTCATCACTAATCAGCTTCTTTTGAAGCGTGACGTTGACTGGGCTGCTAAGTACTTCACTACTGGCGTTTGGGACAATGACCTTGTTGTTGGTGCTTCTGCTAACACTAATGGTTTCACTGCTCCGGCTGCTAAGTGGTCTGATGCTGGTTCTGACCCTATTGGTGACGTTGCTCGTGCGGTTATTGCTTTCCGTAAGAACACTGGTTTTGCGCCTAACATCATGGTTATTGGTGCGGATGTTATGACTGCTCTCAAGCAACATCCAGACATCATTGACCGTATCAAGTACACTCAGCGCGGTATCGTGACTGAAGACTTGATTGCTACTATGTTTGGTGTTAACGAGTTGTACACGTCGTACGCTTCACAGGCTACTGGTCCACAGATTCCAGATGCTAAGACTCAGGATGCTGCTGCTTCATACAGTTTCATTAATGATTCTAAGTCTGCTCTGTTGTGCTACGCTCCTTCAGCACCTAGCTTGATGACTCCATCTGCTGGTTACACGTTCACTTGGAACGGCTACCTCGGTGGTAACTCTGAAGGTATTAAGATTAAGCGTTTCCGTATGGAGCATATTGCTTCTGATCGTATCGAGGCAGAAATGACTTACGATATGAAGACGGTTGCTACTGACCTTGGTGCTTTCTTCACGGGCGTGGTTGCATAATCATGTATCGTCCTGCAACTGTTCTTCGCTTAGCTAAGGCTCTCACTATTGGTGGTGTGAATCGTGCTAAGGGATATATTCTTACTGATGCTGAAGTGTTGAGTATGAAGACGTTGCAGTCTCTTCTTGCGAAGCGGTGGGTGGTCCCTGTTCCGGGGCCATCCGCCGTTCGCTTGGCTACTGCACGCCAGCAGTCTCCTGATGGTGCTTTTGGGCCTACGGGCTTGTTGGATACTTCTTACATGACGGATAGTTCTGCTAATAACTCTGTTAAGTACACTCCAATACCTACTTATCTAAATCCTCAGGTTCTTCGGGATTATGCTAAGGATAATATTCCTTATGCTTTGACTGGTACTGCTGGTTCTGGTCAGGTTGTTTTGAATTGGTATGCGCCTAGCAATAGCCCTTCTGGTTTGACAGATTACAGTATTCAGTACAAGTTGTCTTCTGCTTCGTCTTGGACTACTTTTACTCATACTGCTTCTACGGCTGTTACTGCAACTATTACTGGTTTAACTGCTAATACTTTGTATGATTTTCGTGTTGCTGCAATAATTAGTTCTACTACAGGAACGTACTCTAATACGTTTACTATTGATCCTAGTTAGGGGTTAGTATGACTGTGACTAAGGCTACTAACGGCAAAGTGCAGACGTCGATTAAGAAAGCAACTTCTACTACTTCTCGTGCTACTTCGGTGTCTCAGGAGGATGTTGCGGTGGCTGATAAAGAGGTTCAGCGGGTTGCTACTCGTAATGCGATTAATGCTGATACTACTAAGGCTATTGTTTACAAAGCGGTTAAGCCTTTGGTTGTTGGTGCGCATACTTATGCTGCAGGGGACATTGTTCCTGAGGCATCTAGTTGGCTTCGTTTAGACTCATGGATTATGGCCCGGTGGGTTGAGGAAGTTTAATGCCAATTACTAAAACTTCTGTTGGCAAGTTTCAGACTTCTATTCGTAAAGCTAATTCTATTGTTCCTAATTTTGTTTTTGGTACGAATGCTTTAGAAGTTACGCAAGTTGCTTCAAATAATTCGGGCATTAGAACCCCTAACCTTATTGCTGTTAGTCCTAGTACAACTTACACTTTTTCATATTATGTTAAGCCAGGGTCGGGTAACAGTAGTATTGATCTTGCTACTATTGTTCATGACGTAGATTCTGGTGGTTCCAATATTGTCACTCAGCATAATACGACTAATACTACTTATTATGCTAGTGATGGGTGGAAAAGAGTAGTTCATACTTTTACTACTCATGCATCAGCCGCGTTTGTAAGACTTCATATTTGTTATAACACTTATCCTGTGAATTCACAGGCTGTGGCTGGATCAAAATTTGTTGTTGATGGAATTATGCTAGAACAATCTTCAACTGCTAATGTGTTTAAGCCTAACTTGGTACCAAATTCTTCTTTTGAAACTGATGCTTCTGGTTGGGAATTATTAAAATCTCCCGATAATGTGTCGGCTACTTTGCAAACTTCGTCAACATATTCTTTGTATGGTAGTAATAGTTTAAAGCTTTCAGTTGGTTCGACTTTTACGCCTGCTACTTCATACGTTTTTGCGGATATTACAAACACACTTGTTGCTGGAACATATGTTTTTAGCGCTTATGTTTATTCACCTGTAGCAACAACAGTTAAACTTCCTTTTAGAGACAATGATGGTACTTCATATGATGGAGCAAGCGATTTTGTTGTTCCTGCAAACACTTGGACAAGAATATCTAAACCAGTAGTTCAAGTTGGCACTAATGTACATTGGAGCATTGGTTTTGATGTTGGTCAAGTTGTGGCAAATTCTAATCTGTATATTGATGGGGTAAAGTTAGAAACCTCAAGCACTGTAAGTGCATATAATTTGGTTCCAAATGAATCTTTTGAAACTAATACTACAGGTTGGGATGTCAATGCCCCTGGTGTTACGTTAACTTTACTTTCTTCTCCTGTGTCGTCACAAGATGTTTGTGTGGCTAATAGAATGGCACAGCGTCTTGCTACTCGCAAAGTAATTATCGCGGATATTGATAAGACTAAGACTTATAAGGCTACAAGGCCTATGATTATTGGTAGTACTAGTTATGCTGTTGGGGATGTTGTTCCTGGCGCCGCTAATTGGACTCGTGTTGAGACTTGGATTAAAGCCCGTTGGATTGAGGAAGTGGATTTGTAATGTGCGCATCATGTGGTTGTGGTTGTAAGCATGGCATTGCAGCAAAGGGCTGTAATTGTAAATGTAAAACGTGTCGGGAGGCTCGTATGTCTGTAGAAAAGTCGTTTGCGATTGCTAAGGCTTATCGTGATCTTAATGAGTTTGCTAAGTCTGTTGAGTTGGCTCCTACTCATGTGGGTAGTATTTCTGCTGGTCAGCGTTATTGCGATAATGGGTCGTGTGCTACGTGTATTAGGCAGGCTAGTCGTGACAAGAATGCTCGTCAGACGGCTTTGCATGTGCGTAAGAGTGACGATAAAATTAACTCTACCCGTTTGGCTTTGGGTACGGTTCTTCCTGGTATGCATGGTGCTGTTGCGGGTAAGAAGGGTAAGAAGCTTCGCGCTGCTGGTAATGAAATTACCGGCGATGTTGTAGGTGGTGCTGCTGGTATTGGGGCGGCTTATGGTGTTGGTCGCGCTCTGCGTTCTGGAAAAATTAAGAATCCTAAGACTGCTGCAGGGCTTGCTGCGGTTGGTGGCACTTTAGGTTTGGCTGGTGGTGTTGGTGGCGCTACGGTAGGCACTATGCGGGCTCATAAAAAGGGTTACTACAAGGATATTGAAAAGTAAGTATTTCATTAAGTTTTTGTTTATCAGTTAGGATTGTCCTATGTCGTGGACGTATAGTGGTAATCCGGGTTCTTCTGATAAGGACAGTGTTCGGTTTTATGTAGGGGATACTGATTCTTCTTTTCCGTTGTTGACGGATGAGGAGGTTCAGTTTCTTTTAGATCAGTGGAATACTGATTACAATGCTCCGCTTTATGTTGCTGCGGTTGCGGCTGAGGTTATTTCTGGTCGTTTTGCTCGTGAGGTTAGTGTTTCGGCTGATGGTGTTTCTGTTCAGTTGAGCGAGTTGCAGGAGCGTTACAATAATCTTGCTGTTTCTTTGCGTGACCAGTATAAGGCTTTGTATGGGTTCTTTGACCCTGTTACTGCGGCTAATATTTTGAGTATTGAGTGGGATCCTGAGATTAAGCCTCTTGTGTTTGGTATTGGCTTTAATGATAATTATCTTGCTGGCCGTCAGAATTATGGTGATTTTCATCCTGGTCGTTCGACTGATTGGTGGAAGTCTGATGTTCAAAATGAACCGATTGTTTGGGGCTAATTATGGAATTAGTTGAGCTTGGTCGTGTTGCTAAGGGCTTGCCTTCTGCAATGAATAGGGCGCTTAAAGCTGGTAACGCTAGTGTTTTTGATAATGAAATGAAACAGGGTATGCTTCTGCAGCATTTGTCCGGTAAAGAAGCTTCGCGATTTTTGGCTTTGTCTAGAAAAACTACAAGTTTGCCAGAAAAAATTAAGCATGGTTCTGATTATGGTATTCATCGTGTTACTGGAGAGGCTGTAAGAGCTAGCGAAGGACGTGCGAAGAGTGCTGCGGCCGAGCGGCCTGGCAAGTTAAAAAGAGTACTTCCGTAATGTACAAAATTAATACTAGTCTTGTGCATCGTTATGCTCAGCGTTATGCCGAAATGAATATGACTGCTACTTTGCGTATTGATCGTCCAGGTAAACCTTCTCTTAATACTACAACTGGTGATGCTACTGCTACTGTGCTTTCTACTATTTACACTGGCAAGGGTAGGGTTACTACGATTGCTGGGCCTGTGCAGTATCAGTTGGGTGAAGAGCCTCAGTATTTTTCTAGTGGTGCGGTGTCTATTCCTTTGCTTGATGATGACGGGCAGCCTACTACTCCTCAGGTGAATGATGTGGTTGTTGTGGTTGCTCATCCTGATGTGTTGATGGTTGGTCGTGCTTTTCGTGTTATGGATGTTCAGGCTTCTGGTCAGTTTGAGGCTGTGCGTAACATTTCTGTTACTGGTGTTCAGCGTTGGGAAGGTTGGACTCCGGAAACTAATATTCCTTCGGAGTGGTATGTATGACGTTTAAGAATGTAACAGATAAGTTGCGTCAAATGCAGGTTGATGCTCAGAAGGTTCCTCAGGCTTTGCATAATAGTGCTCAGGAGATTGTGAAGTCTAAGCCTTTGGCTAATGTGTCTGCTGTGGTTCATAATACGTCTACGGGTACTGCTATCACGTTTAAGCCTAATGTGGGGGTTAGGGTGGATTCTGCGGCTGTTTCAGAGCATGCTAGTAGTATTGCTAAGGAGTTGGCTCATAAGAGCACACAGGTCGCTAGAGGGGCTTTGAGATGATTGATCATGGCGCGTTAACTGACGCTATTATTGTTCAGTTGGTGGCTACTGGCGAGCTTGTTGGTGATGGTGTTGCTCCTGCTGATGGTGGCTGGGTTAAGGGTCAACCTAATCAGAGTGTTTTTGCTCCTTATACGGTGCTGGTTTCTACTGGCGCTAATGTGATGATTAATGACCTTGATGGTAATTTGGATTGGACTGTGAACTTTAATCTGAGGCATTTTGGTGGGTCTCGTAAGCAGTGTGATTGGATTGCTAATAAGACTCGTGTTGCTGTTGATGGCGGTCCTAATAATTTGCTTCATTCTACGTTTGGTAGCACTGAGGTTTTTAAGATTACTGCTATTCAATGGCAAAATTTAGGGTCTGTTACTCGTGTCGATACTGTGAATCCACCTTTTTGGCAGTGTTTTGATTCTGTCGGATTTGTTTGTTCGAGGAACAGTTTTTCTTAAACTTTGTAGTAGTATCGGATATACCGGTATTTAATCGTACGATTGGCTTAGGAGGCCTACCACTATGGCAAGAATTATTCCGAACAATAATACGTGGATTGGGTTTATTCCTGTCACGTCTTTTGGTTCTGCTATTTCGGGTTACAACACTGCTTGGAACGCGTCACAAACTCAACCAAACATCACCGCTGCTGAAATAGCTACTGCTTACGATATGACTCCTTTTGTCATTTCTGTAACCGCACAGTCAACAGGTAACACTGTTCCTACACCTTCTTTGGACACTTTGTTTGAAGGTAACGTTCCCGGCACAGTTAATGCTTCGTTTACTGCAGATTTTTACCGCGATGATGCTTTATACACTGACCTTAACGGTACTGGCGCTAACGCTGTTGACTTTGCTTGGACTAAACTTCCACGCGGTCAAAAAGGTTACTTTGTAATCTCGCGTTTCAATGATCCAGGCAGTATTACTCAGGGTACTAACCAGTCACCTGCATCAGGTAACGTTGTTGAAATTTGGCCTGTAGTTGTAACTGCTCGTACTGCGGGTCCTGTTACATCTAACACTGTTCAGACTTTCACAGTCACTGGTGCTGTTCCACAGGAACCAGCTGAAGGTGCAAACGTTATTGCTAGTGCTAGTGCTGTTCCATCTGCTGTTGTTAACCTTGTGGCTACTCGCTTGACTCAGACTGCATCTGCTTCTGTGCCATCTATTGGTCTTGACTGGGATACTCCGGCTTACACTGGTACGCTATCTGCCGGTGGTTCAGAGGCTGCTACGCCTTATGTTATCCAGGTTTCAACTTCAGCGACTGGTACGTTCACTGACATTACTCAGTTGACTGCGACTTCTATTGCGTCTTCAACTAATTCATTGCACGTAACTTCGGTTTCACAGGTTCTAAACACTACGCCAACTACTCCGGTAACTAGTGGTGGTGTTGCATTCACGACTTCACAGGGTACTTCAAAGACCTTGTACTTCCGTGTAGCAGCGCGTAACGCTAACGGTGTTGGTACTTACAGCAACGTTGTTTCTGTAGCGGCCGTTCACGGTTAAACTAATTTTGTATAGGCGGGGAGTTTTCCCTCTCTTTTCTCCCCGCCTATACTTAATACATGTCCGCATCTACACCTCGTAATAAGCGTAAGCTTAAACAGACCAAACGAAGGAAATATATCATGGCACGTAAGATTGCTACTCTTGAAGATTTATTGAAGAAGCCTGCTCGCACTAAAGAAATTATTATCAATGTTCCTACGGGCAAGTCGTCTACTACTGACTTTGTTGTCACTATTAAGGCGATTGGTTCGAAGGCTTATGATGATCTGTTGGCTGCTCATCCCCCAACTAATGAGCAGAAGAAGGAAGGCACTTCGTACAATATTGATACGTTTGCGCCTGCTCTTATTTCTGCTTGTTCTGTAACTCCGGCATTGTCTGAGGAGCAGGCTACACAGATTTGGACTTCTAATGAGTGGTCTCGCGGTGAGTTGACTGAGTTGTTTATTGGGTGTGTTGAGGTTAATTCTAAAGGCCTTGATGTCCCTTTCAACGAAGTCGGCTGAGGTACGACCCGACTTTCTATATGGAGGTCGCATGGTGCTCAGACCATGGGCTTCCTCACTCAACTTTGTTTAGTTGGGATGAGGATGACCGAGCTAAACTTGCAGCATATTTGTTGGAGTCTGGCGAGAAGTGTCAAATGTGTGGCACTGCGGGCTGGGAGTGGGAAGAAGATAGGTATGCTTACGAACCTATTACTCACCAGTGTTGGGGTTGTTACATGAAGGATCGTGCTACGGACGAGAATGACCGCTTGCCAGGCTCTACAATAACATTAGTACCTTCTTATGTTGCTGAGAGTGTTCGTAATCAAAAGACAAAGAGGCCTGAGCGAAAGGATTAACTGTGTTTAATGAAGATGTAACAGTTGATTTTAATGCCAACGTAGGCCCTTACACGTCTTCTCTTGGTCAAGCTTTGGCTATGACCAATCAATTTAGTGCGGCTAATGATATCGCGATTGCTAAATTGGGCAATCTTAATAAGATTTCTTTATCTCTTATTCAGTCTACGGCTGCTTTTACTGGTGCTAATAAGGTTGCTGTTGCGCAGGCTGCGGCTTATGAGCAAAAACTTTCTTCACTTAATGCTACTGCCAAGATTGCTGGTAAACAGTTTGAGGGTCTTGGCTCTGTAACTATGAAGTTTGCTCGCCAGTTTCCTGTGGGTATGGATAAGGCGATTGAGACTACTAAGACTTTAGCAACGTCTGGCGTTACTACAACTAAACAGATTCAAAAGTTGGGCCAGGAGTTTATTAAACTACAGGCTGCTTCTGGCGAGTGGGGCTCTGGCATGCAGCAGGACATGCTTCAGGTTACTCGTTCTTTTGGTAACTCTACTAACATGATTAAGGGTTTTAGCGATTCCCTTGTTTCTGTTACAGCAAAGTATGGCGCTTCAGCTTCGTCTGTTTTGGCTTTTTCTAAAGCTATTGCGCCTATTGCTTCTGTAGTTGGTATTAGCCAAGCTTCTGTGTTTGGTTTGTCTACGGCGATGTCTCGTCTTGGTGAAGACGGTTATCGTTCTGCTAACGCGTTTAACAAGGTTCTTTTGGATATGAACCGGTCTATTCGTACTGGTTCTCCTGAAATTCGTGAGTATGCCAAAGTTTTGAACATGTCTACGGACTCTTTGGGTAACTTGTTTAAGAGTGATCCTACTGAAATGATTTTGCGTTTTACTGACGCTATCAATAAGCAAGGTTCGCAGGCTGTTACGACTCTTGATAATTTGGGTCTTGATGGTGTTAACACGTTTAAGTCTTTGCAGGCTTTGTCTAAGTCTGGTGACTTGCGTCAAATTGTTGGCGATGCTACTAGTTCTTACAATAATGGGTCTGCTAATGCAGGTGCTACTTCGGCATTAGGCGGGGTTAATGACCAATTGTCTAAAATGCAAGAAACTATGTCGCAAACTACTGCTGAGGCAGGTAAACCATTTCTGTCGTTTTTAAATAGCGTTTTGGGTGTATCAAACGGTATGGCTGAAGGCGTTCATGGTTTGGTTACTGCTCTTTCGGGGCTTGGACCATTGCTTCCAGTTTTGACTAGTTTGTGGACAATTCTTAAAGGTATTGCTGTCATTCAACTTGGTCGTCTTGGCTTAAGTATGTTTACAAATTCTAATTTTGGGCAACAATTTTTTGCTGGACGTACCCAAGCTATTAACGGGCAGGCTTTTGGACCTAATGCTTTGTCTACTGCTGGCGCTCGCGTTGGTCAAGCATTTGGCACGCTTTTTGGTGGTAAGGATCCAGTTACAGGTGCAAGAGGCGGACCGATTGGGATGCTTAAGGGTGGCGCTCAGTGGATTGCGCAGGCTTATACCAACGCTAATGCCAACCTTTACAACGCTGACCCAAGTAACTCTCGTATGCGTACCGATGCCGGTATGGCTGCTTCTAATAATAAATTTATGCTTAAAAATGGTGGAACAATAATGTCTGCTGAAGAGCAGGCTATTCGTTATGGTAGAGATTCAAATAATGTAATTCGTCCTGCAACGATGGCTACTATGCCTAATGCAATTGCTAGTCAACTTGCTATGCAAATGGGTGCGTATGGTTCGCCTAATGGTGAGTATGGTGCGTCGCAACGTTTGGCTGTACAAAAAGCAATGTTTAATGATATGCGTCAAACTTCAGGTACTTTAGGGTTTTTTAAAGATGCTGTTAAGTATGCAGGCAAAAATGTCGGTGAATTTGGTAAGTCTATGGGCACTAGAGTTAAGGATTGGGTTAAACAAGGCGCTATTACTGGTGTTTCTGAAGAAGGTACAGCTATTCGTGGTGGTCAGCGTTTTGGTGCTTTAGGCGGCGCTTTAAGCGGAATGATGGGAATGCTAGGATCTACTATCGGAATTATGGCTGTCATGGCTGCTGCGGGTTTTGTATCTAAAGCAATTAAGCAAAATAATGAGCGCCAAACTGGTACTGGTTTTAGTGATGCTTATTCTGTGTACAATGATTTTGCTACTAAAGCAGGTTTGCCAACGCAGTCTTACACTAATACAAATGCTATGTATGATCCTATGGCTTGGGCGAGTTATTATGCAAAAAGTGCTAAGTCGCCTAGGCAAGCAACTAAAATGTCAACGTCGGAAATTTTAAATGCTTTAAAAACTGATTACAAAGCTAGCTATACTTTTAATACTCAAAAAGAGTTATTAACTGGTACTGGTTTGGGTATTCAAGCAAGAATGATGGCTGGTCCTAATGCTAGTCCTGAAGTTATTAGCCGTTTGACGCAAGATGCGCTTGCTGGCACAAAAAATGCTACTTTGGCGCGTGCCGCTGGTAATTACGCTACTGGTAAATCAACTTACGGTAGTTCTAATAGTGGTCTTTATACCGACGCTTTTCAATCGGCTGCCGACACAATGACTTATACTGATGCTGTGGCTCACCGTCAAAGTGCCTACGGCGGAACTATGGCACAGTTGATTCGACAAGAGGCGACTTCTAATATTAATAATACTGCCCTAAAATTTGGAACCGGTACTATCCGTATGGCTACGCTTTCCGAGGCAGTAAAAATTCTTAGGGGCACTGCTGGCATTTCAGGCTCAAAGGGCTATAGAGATGTGCAGAACATGAATGCAGCTCGTATTGTTTCGGAATTGCTTGGTGTAAAGTATGACCTTAATTCTTGGAATTTACTCAAACAACAACGTGTTAACTCAGCTGTGTCTCAGTCTACAAGTGACACTGATCCGCTAAGTGTATTTTTTGCTAATACTTCTGACAAAAAATCACTCCCAAGTAATTCTTTTTACCAATATTACAAAACTTTGATTAAGGGTGGCGGTTACGGCTGGGAGACGCCATATTATGTAAAAGGTAAGCGCCAAGTTTCTCCTGAAGAAACTTATGCTAAAAAACAAAATAGCCAACTTGGCGGGGCTCTTTTTGCAGCCGAAGATTTTGCTTGGTCAAAAAGCAAAACTGTTTTAGATATTTATAATGATCCTACAGTTTTTAATGGTATTAAAAACAAAATTGTTAAATTGGCCATTAATGCTTTTGTTGCTCAAAACGATGTTGGTTCGCAAAATTCTTTTTCACAAGCAATATCTACAATGTCTTTGACTGCTAATGCAGAAAATGGCGCAAATGCTGTCATTGATTTGTTAAAAGAATTAGCAAATCCTAACCTTGCCGCTACCAGTTCACAAGCTGCTGCAATCATGAATGCTTACAGTATGACGGCTGCTTCGCGCTCGGTTCAACAAGCGGGTCAATCTGGTTTGGCTAATATTAATGAAAATATTAAAACTGGTGTTAAAGCGGCCAATACTGTTTTGCCTACCGGCGCAACTCAAGATGAGCAGTCGATTCTTAATCAAGAAAAATCTAATGGTCAGCAAGCAGTTTCGCAAGTGATGTCGTTTGCTAAGCAAATTGCTAATTTAAATCATTCTTTGGCTGAAAGCCAAAATGATATGAATCTAAACATTACACGTTCACAAGCCAAATTTACATTGGGTATTTTGCGCGGTACGCAAGATTTTGCTAAAAGTTATTACAATGTTTATGAGCGTATTGGCGGTCAGCGTGTTGCTTCAACAGGCGCGTTAGTTACGAACCTTAAAGAGCAAAATACTCTTTTGAATCGTCAAATGAAGAATGTGGCTAAGTTGAAAAAACTTGGGCTGTCTGATGATGCCATTCGCACTTTGGATTTGATGAATCCTGCTAACGCACAACAAACAGATCAGCTTGTTAATGATATGACTCGTAATGCTGCTTTAGTATCGCAGACTAATGAAACAGTATCTAAGCGCATTGGGCTCTCAAATCAACATGAAACTAGTCCTTTTAATACGGCTTATGCTCGTGCTAAAGAAGATTTTAATTTGCAGATGCAGTACATGAATGAAGATTTTGAAAAGGCTGCTAAGCGTGCATATAACGATTTGTTTAATTTTGGCGAGAACGTTGCTATTGGCGGTAAAGGCGCTACCGATAAACTTGCCAAGGCTTTATCTGGTATGCCTGATGTTGCAGGTAAAGCCGCTAAAGCAGCCGGACAAGCAATTTTGGCTAATCTAAAAAGTTCTTTAGGTGGTTTGACTGGCAGCGAGCAATTTAGTTTAGTAAACGGTATTTTGAATGCTCCTAAAAAAGCGCCAAATGCTGTTTCTGCGCCTAATAGTGGCTCGTCAGGCAGCGGGTATCTTGCTGGTGGTAGCGGTAGTACTTCGCCTACTGGCTCCGCTAATCGTAATGCCGCTAGTACTATTGGTAAAAATACAGGAGTTGGAACTAGAATTGGTGGCGTTCAATCACAAAGTTCTACACCCGATACTGTGTGGGGCGCTGGTGTTCCTGTTTTTGGAACTGGTAAGAATCGCACTGAGGTTTGGGCTGCTAGTAACGATTTGATTCATTACGACAAGCATTATGATGCAGCTAGTAAAAAATGGGTTTGGAATGCTACTGATACTGCCAGTGGCAAGAAACTTACTACTGCTCGCAAGCTAGAGGTTAACGCTTCTTCAAAGCGTGCGCAGTTTCTTGAGGCTGCTTTTCAACAAATCGGCAAGCCTTACAAAACTGGTGGGTGGCACTACACGGATCATGATGGGCATGATTTTGACTGTTCTGGGCTTGTTGATTACGCAGCGCATGCTGCTGGGGTTAAAGATTTAGGTTATAGCACTGCGCAAGGTATTAAAAATAAAGTTGCTAAGATTGACAGTAAAAATGCTAAGGCTGGAGATTTAGTTTTTTGGACTAAAAATGGTTCAAACGAAGCACATCACGTTGCTATTTTTATTGGTAACGGTATGGTTTTGGATGCTCAAAAATCCGGTACTAATGTGCACGTCCAAGGTCTTAATGATTTTAAAAATGATGGTAATGAGTCTTGGGGACGTATTAAAGGTTTTGCTACTGGTGGTTACATTACTGGCCCTGGTACAGGTACTTCTGACTCTATTCCCGCCAAACTTTCTCATGGTGAGTTTGTTGTTAAGGCTGATGCGGTTAATAAGTATGGCATTGATTTGTTGCATGCTTTGAATGACCAAAAACTAGGTTCTCCGGGTTATGTTAAGCATAGTGATGTTAGGGCGTCTAGAATGAATCATTATTCTACTCAAACCTATAATGTGAGTCATTCTCAGTATGACCAATCTACGCAGATTAATGGTCCTATTACTGTTCAATCTTCTGATCCTGCAGAGTTTGCTCGTAAGATGAATGCTCGTCAAAGGCGTCAGCGTCTCTTACAACCGGTAGGTAACTAATGGCTGTTAGTAAGTCGACTCCGTATTCAAATTTGCATACTGATGTGCAGGTTCGTATTTCTTTATCTACTGATTTGTATTACTCAAATTCGGTAGTTAACAATGCAAGCCGGTGGTTGCTTGTCAATGATGGAATTGTTTATAAACTTGCTAAGGGTTCTTTTGAGAACTCTGCAGTTCAGTTTAGGCGCGATGAGGTAACTAACTCGTTTCTTGAGGGTAAGTACACTATTAATGCTTTGCGTGAGAATGTTACGGAAACGTTAGCGGTTTATGTCCATGGGTCTACACATATGGAAGTTATGGATGCCGTTAAGTCTTTAACTGATGCGTTGTCTCAGATTGGGTTTGTTATTGAGGTGAGTATAGGTAATTTGATTAAAAGCTGGAATTGTTATGCTTCGGACTATACGGTAAATATTTCGCATGAGTTGCTTCATGCTAAGATGGCTCTTGTAACGGCACAGGTGACGCGTGATCCTGTTGAAACAATAACTGAGGAAATTTAATGGGCTATATTTCAATGTATGGCGACCAGTTGCTTTTGGCTTCTTTATTGACGCCAGATTCAGCTGTTAGTATTGACTCATTTTATGTGGCTCTTTTGACTGATTTACCTGACAAAAACATTACTGATTCTGCGCTGTTGAGTGAACCTTCTGGTAGTGGGTATGGCCGTGTAAGTTACCAATCGGGTTACGCTAACTGGTCTTCTTCTGTTGGGGTTTTTTACAACGCTAATGACATTGTTTTTCCTACGCCTACTGGCGATTGGGGACGTATTGTTGGGTGGGCTTTGTGTGATAGTGCCGGTATTGGCAATGTTATTGCTGTTGGTGCTTTAACGCCAGAATCTAGCGTGTCTGCTTATTCTAATGTTTATATTCCAGCAACGTCTTTGCGTTTAAAGTTGGTTTGATGTGGCTTACGGCGTCGCTATTGCTTATCATGATTTTTCGGCAGCTTTACCTGACCTAAATAATTCATACTATTTTTCTTTCGGAACTTATCCAAACGCATCTCCAGGTCCTATTACTGTCGGTGATGATGTCACTATTAGGTCGGTTAGTAATACTGATTGGTACATGTTTGGCTATGTAAATTCTAGTGTTGGCACTACTAGTACAACTATTGTTTACAACATTACTGTTACTGGTTTGTCAGAAATACTTCATGGTGCATCTGTTGTTGATGAAACATATTGGAGTATTGATAGCACTGTTAGTATTGATGTTCCTTTGCCCTCTGACGAGTCACTTTCTATGTCAGACGCTAGCGCTTCGTTAACGGTTCGACCTAAAATTGCGTATCATAAAGGCCTTATTATGGCTAAATCTGCTGTTTTCAATACCGATCCTTATTTTGTTGTAGCCGGATACCCTATTGCAGCTAGCGGTTTTGGTGTCAATATTTATTCCAAAGGCACTATTGACATGAATGGTGTTGAAACTAACGTTAAATATTCTGATGTTGATTTGTATTCTGATGAACGTTGGGTGCCTATCGATTCCACTTTAGGCATTAGCACTCAAGGGGCAAATACTTATTTAACAAAATGGTGGCCGTGGAAATCTAATGTTGCTAATAGTGTTTTGGCTTCTTCTACAAACAGCCCAACAGTAGTAAATAATGTTCAGGTTAATTACGGCTATGGCACGCAAAACACTAGGCTAAATGAAAAAGCCGTAAGATTTTTAAATGACCAATATCTAGTTACCAATAATAAACCTTTGACTACTGTTAATAATCAGTCGAAATATTTCACTATGATGTCGGTCATTTTTTTACAGCCTCCAACTAAAAGCAATTGGTATGTTGTTATGGGTGCTGGTGGGGATAAATATACTTCTTTTGATCCTTTAATTAGTGTAAGGTATTACAGAAACAGTACTTTGAAGTTGATGCTGGGTCATACTGTTTTGTCTGAGATACGTATTGATGCGTCTAGGTTTCAAATGTTTAAGCCTATTGTTATTGCTGTTAGTGTTTCTGCTACAGATAAAATAGTGCGTTTTGCTGTTTTGGACACTCAATTTCATTACGAACAGGTGGCTATAGCGGCAAATCATCCGTTTGATGTTAACTTTTATCTTGGTGGGGCTCCTGTTACTGACAAGAATTACACGGCGCATATGTATTTGCTGGAGCATAATCAGTATTATTCTGAGTTGTCACAAGAACAAATACAAGACCGTATGCTTTTGTTAGATAAAATTTATGGAGTTACTTTATGAAACGGCCTCAAGCAAATATTACGTCTTTAACTGAGTCTGGTTATTGGCGTATCATTGTTGATCCTTTGCCTAAAACATCTGGAGATAAGTCTAAAAGGGATGTCACTGTGTTTCGTGGCGGGGCTACTACTGTTTCTAGTTTGTCTACTACAGACCCTTTTGGGCCTGCTACCGCTACTATTTCTTTCCCAGCTATTACTATTTTTGATTCGTTGGGTACTGGCGATTTGGATTGGTGTGTGCCTGAGGCAAATGTAGATATTATTTGGATGTCTCCTCAGTCAGCTGACGGCACTTCTGCTGGTACGCCTTTGTATTATTGGGAAGGTTACTTTCTCGCTTTTGAGTTTGGCGAAGATGATGCTGGCGGTACTTTGACTATTACATGTAATGGAGCGATGCGTCAGTTAGATAACTTTTTGGCTAAGCCTGAATATTTGACGCATCCTATTTCTTATGAGCAGGCTATCGCTCGCCAGTTTTATTATAGTCTGCATCCTTCAAGTCGCCTTCGAGAAATTAGTCCTCTTTCTGAAACTCTTGATGAGTTGGATTGGTGGGATACGGTATATAACGCTTCTGATTATGCTAATCTTTCTAACTTTTATCGTCCTGTAAGTATTAAAGATAAGACTCGTTGGACTGGTTTTTTAACTCGTTCTACTGGTAACTTTGAACCTGTTTTGACTACTTATATTCAGGGTTTGTTATCTACTATGCAAACATCTAGGGGCTGTTTTACTATTTTGTTAGGTAAGGATCGTAGACCTTATTTTAAACATCGTGACCGTTTACATGCGCCTTCTAACGAAACGCTAGTAATTGATTTGTTGTGGCCGGGTGTACAGGTTAGTGTGTCTCAGGATTATTCGCAGCGCCTAAATGTTGTTTATGGTAATGGGCAGTCTTTGTCGGGATATTCTTACTCTAACCTTAAAGTTTCTGCCGATGGGTCTAAAACTTATTACCAACCTTTTGCGGCTAGGCGCCAGGTTTATCCTTCTTTGGAAACAAACATTAATTTTGACCCTAATAAAATGGCTAAAGAAGTTTCGTTGCAGTTCTTTAGTGGTTTAGATGCAGATGAGGCTGCTGCTGTGGCTAGAAAGCATTTGGAGATGTTTTCTGAGCCTGGTATTACTGGGTCTTTGACTTTAAAAACTGACCCTCTTGTTAATGGTGTTTCTTATCCTCGTCAAATGATTACAGCTGGTATGTCTGTTCAGTTGGTAGGGCTTTTTGGCGACCCTAATGGTGTTGTTGTTCATATTACAGAAACGTCTTATTCTGAAGACGGAAGCGTTTCTATCACTTTTGATTCAAAGTTTCGTGATCAGTTGACTGTGCAAGAAGTACGTAAGCGCGGGCGTGATTCTATGGTGGTTAATAGAGTTTTGGGCGTTGGCCGTTATGCTCCGAGTATTCCGGATTTGTTGTTCCCGTGGACTTACGAAAAGCCAGTTTATTCAGGGTACATTCCGCAAGCGTCAGGGTTTATGTGGAATGCTGGCGTGAATTCTAATACTATTGCTAATGACGTTTCTTTCCCGTGGGCTGGTTTTACTAAAGCGTATCCACCAGGTAAGTCAGGGCATGAGTCTTTTTATGCCAAGATTGAGGGGCCTGCTAGTACAAATAATGCTGACAGTAACTGGTCTGACCCTACGGTAGTTAATCTTGCGGTTACTGGGCAGGTTGTTGGTGCGCAGTTTGTTGCGGTCAAATCTGATGGTACACAGTACAAAGTGCCTTTTCATGTTTCTATTTGGTATCAAAATGTTGATGTTTTGACAGGTATGCCTATTTTGCCTACGGCAACTGGGGCGGATACTTTTTCTAAAACTATTACAGATCATGCTTTGGTGACTAGTACAGCAACTATTTCTGGCGGTATGTATACGATTACGTTTACTACTTCTAGGGCGCACAATCTAAACGTTGGCGATAATGTTTTTGTGATGGCTGACCCTGCGCCAACTATTGATGGGTTGTTGTCTCCAACTTATTACGTGGTCGATACTGTACCAAGTGCAACTAAAATAACTGTCAAGGTAAGTTCTAGTGCTATTTCTGCTGCTGAGGCTAATACTTTGAAGTATGGTGATTCTACTTTTGCTAGGCAGTATGTAGGGCTTGCTAAATACATTATTGGTGTAAAAGATGCTGCTACTGGGTTTTCTTACCAGCCTGGTCAGTATTACCCGTTTTTTGAGGGTGCTTGGGAAAACAATAGAGCTGATGGCACTATTATTCAGGACCCTAATGTTGTGGCTAAAACGCCTCCTATTGCTGCGTGGGGTACTCATTATCAAAAGGCTGGCTATTGGCCTGCTTCATCGCCCGGTCCGGAACGCGATGGAGTAACTGTTCCTACCGGCAGGCTGGTGGATGAAACGCCTTTTAGTTTTGACTTTAAGGGTACTTCTATTGTTAATGTCAGCCAGTATGAGGCTTTCAATCCTAAGTTGCCTGATGCTGCGCGTGTGGCAGCTTATGTGATGTTTTATTGTGATCAGGAATGGAGTGATTCTCAAGGTAAACTTATTCCTAGAACTGAGGATGTCTATTTCTTGGGTCGCTTGTATCACCAACCACCGACGGGACAATAATGTTAGGTATTGCTACTAATGAAACATATAACCGTTTTGTTGAACTTATTAAATCGCAAAACTGCTATATGTCGCTTCATTTTGACTATCCGTCTAATGTTGACCCTACTGCCACTGAGTTAACTTCTGGCGGGTACAAGCGTCAGCAAATCAGCTGGTCTACATCTACGATTTCTTTGGTTAACTCTAACCGTATTACTTTTAGTGGTTTAACGTCGTGCACGATTAAATATGTGGGTATTTTTGATGATTTAACCGGCGGGTATCTTTTGTTTAAACTTCCGTTGACTGACCCTATTGTTATTATTAATTCTGGGGCTTATCAGGTTGCGCCTAATGATTTGTTTATCGCTTTTGGTTCATCTGGTGACGTCTAAGTCTTGGTAGACTAAGACTATTGTTTTAAGGAGTTTAAGTGGCTGCCCATACCTATCCGATTACTATCAATCAGGGTTCTGAGTGGGCTTTTTCGTTTACTTATTCAACTAAATTGAAACTGGAAGGTCTGGTCCTGTCTAATGGCTAATGCGCATCCTTACCCAATTAAGATAGATCAAGGTGGTACCTGGACCCTATCTTTGACTTATAAAATTAACAGCACTCTGGTTAATTTGACTGGTTTTACAGCGTCAATGATGGTGCGTACAAATTACACAGATGACAATCCTTTGCTATCTTTAACTACTGCTAATGGCGGTATTGCTTTGGGAGGCACTGCTGGCACTATCATAATTACTGCTTCGGCCATTAAGACTGCTGCTATTCCTGCTGGACAGGCTGTTTACGATTTGGAACTATATACAGGTAGTGAGGTTCGTAAGCTTCTGCGCGGTGATGTGACGATTGTGCCTGAGGTTACTCGATGAGCGAAATTGTTGAAATTGGCAAGGATACGGTCAATTTGACGGTTGTTGATAATAATGTGTCCCTGAATGTCACTACATCGCAAATAACCCTTGAAACGGCTTCTGTGGGCCCTCAAGGGGTTGCTGGGGTTGCTGGACCAACTGGACCCGCAGGACCTACTGGACCTGCCGGACCTACCGGACCTACAGGCGGCACTTTTACATACACACAGGGCAGCCCTGCGTCTACATGGACTATTACACACAATTTGGGTTATAGACCGCAAGTTAGTGTTATAGATTCCGCAAACAGTTTAGTTGAGGGCGACTTTGCTTATCCGACCGTTGATACAATGATATTAACTTTTTCATCTGCTTTTTCTGGTGTAGCATATTTATCTTAAGGAGATAATGACTAATGGCACGTAAATTTTTAACTAAAATTGATTTGAACGGAAATGAACTAACTAACTTTGCTGTTCAAAACTTAGGTACCCTTCCGGGCTCTGCTGCATATGGTCAATTGGTCTTTTACACTTCTGACAACACCCTTAGATATAACACCAGCAGTGTGCTCGGTTCACCTAGCTGGCAGACCGTCAGCAATGGTGCTGGATCCTTTATTTTGGGTTCTACCACTATTAATTTGGGCTCAACCGCTGCAACTGTTAGTGGCCTTACACTTAGTACTTCTAGTGTTTGGAATGGTAACGCAATTGGCGTTGGTTATGGTGGTACTGGAACGTCTACTGGTTCTATTACAGGTACCGGCGCCCTTACTTTTACAGCCGGCGGGACAAACACCAACATTAACTTAGTACCCCTTGGTACGGGATCTGTAGATGTTGCTAGCAAAAAAATTACAAGTGTTGCGGACCCTACTCTTGCTCAAGATGCTGCTACTAAAGCTTACGTAGATACTCAGGTTGGTACTGTTGCTAGTGGTCTAAATGCCCATGATGCTGTGGCGTACGCTACAACTGGCGCTCTAGGTACTACAGGTAACCTTGTTGGTGGAACTATTACCACTACCCATACCACCCCATTTCTTACGCTAACTATTGCTACTTCAACTAACTGGACCTCTATTACAATTGACGGTCAGTCTCTAACCGTTGGCGATCGTGTTCTTATCAAGAATCAAGCTACTACTTCGCAAAATGGTATCTACACAGTAACTTCCGTTGGTGCTATCGGCAACACAACCTCGTTTGTATTTACTCGTGCAGCCGATGCTGATACTGTTGGTGAACTTAGTGCAGGCGATTTCTGTTACGTTCTTAACGGCACTACCAACGGTCGTTTTACGTATGTTGAAACAGCAACCGTTTCTACTCTTGGATCTAGCGCAATTACTTACTCGGTTTTGTCTAATGGTAACTTGACCAGTATTGTTACTGCAGCGCAGGGCGGTACTGGCGCTAGCAACACTGCTACGCTAAATAACTTCCTTGTTGGTGATGGCACTAACTTTGTTGCTACTAACCCTGCTAGTGCAAGAGCTGCTCTTAGTGTTTCTGGTAAATACTCTGGTTCAGTATCTTTTAGTGCAGCTACTACTGCAACAGTTACACATGGTCTTGGAACATCTGCACTTATTGTTCAAGTATACGATAACGGTTCTCCGGCAAACTTAGTTGATTTTGATGTAAGTATTGCTGCTGCTTCGCCGTACACTATTACTTTAACTTCAGCAACAACAATCACGGGTACGTATTCTGTTGTTGTTATTGGCTAGTAGGGGTTTGTAATGTCTAGGGTATTTAAAACAAATATCAGTGCACCAAATATTATTGCAACTAATACGGTGTATGGTGCTGCGGTGGATGTTACTACTATAAGCTCAGGTTCATTAAATGTTCGTACAGATGGTGCAATAACTCTTACCTCAAGTACGGGTCAGCCTATGAGTGTAGATGCATCAACGGGCATAATTCAGGCTGCCACAAGTGTGATTGCAAATCTTGGTAATGTTGATGCTTGGGATAATTCCTCAACACTGCCATCAGTAACAACAGGTTATGGAAATGTTAGGGCTATCAACCAAATTATTACCAGTAGTACTGCTTCAAATTCTATTAAAACTTCTGGTGGAATTGTTACTGGAGGTAGCCTTAATATAACTTCTAGTGCCATACCTTTAACCGTTACTACAACTGCTGGAGCAAGTTTTACGGGTGGATATTTAGCTACTTTTAGTAATCCTTTTGATCAAACTACTAATTTAGTTACTATTGACTCTGCGGGGAATATAAATACACAAGCTGGTTTAACTGCTGGCCCTATACAGTGCAATGGTACATTCACTCTTCCAGCAACCGGAACCCCCGGTTCAGGAGGTTACTCTGCAGGCTCTATTGGATTTGACTCCGCTAGTAATAAATTTTATGGAACTACAACTACAACTAGTGGTAGAGGGCTTATTCCATCTATTCAAAAGCAAGTTCTTGCTGGAAATAGCTCCGCCGCTACCACTAATACTTTAGTTAACGTATTTCCAACTACCCCTGGATTACCTATTGAAGCGGCTAAACTTTATTACTTTAAGGCAACCTATCATTTTAATACCACTTGGACTTCAGGAACGGCGGTTGCTAACGTAGCTTTCACGTTTGCTAATGCCCCAGTAGCAATTAAGTACACCATAAAAACTTACAATGCCACTACTGCAAACTCGGCTTTAGAATACAATGCCGTGCGTACTACCGCAGCGGCCTCTCAAGCAACTGCTGCTTTTACAGCCTCTAGGAACTCAACGGCTGAAATTGAAGGTTACTTTACATCCAATGCGACAACGGGTGGAACTATGACTCCTCAATTTAGTATGTCAACCACAGGATCATCCACAGTAGTTTCACAGTTTTCTACTTTTGAGATTCAAAAAATAGGTACTACAGGTACTCAAAATATTGCTGGTGCATGGGCATAATAATAGTTTAATTAACAAGTTGTCATAACATATATGCTAGTATTTCCTTGACCATCTAACTAGGAGTAAAACAT